GGCGCTCATTACTGCTTCGGCAACTGCATCATCTACCAAAGTAATCAATGTCAGTGGCGGCGTCACTGTTGTCGCCCAAAGCGTATCGTTATTTGAAAAGCTTAATACATTTAACGGCGCAGCAAGTGTTATCGCCACCTCACAATCCAGCGCATCTAAACTTGTGCCGTTTAACGGGCAAGCCACGGTCAGTGTTACGGCTAACGCATCTATCATCGATGGGGATCTAGAAATACATAGCTTCTCAGGTGGCGCATTAATTACGGCAAGCGCTTCAGGGCAGGCGATGAAAATCGGGATAGTTTCTGGAAGCGTTAATGTCACTGCGTCAATTTCTGCGCAGGCGAGCAAAACAGCGCTACTTAGTGGTAACGCAACAGTGTCTACTTCAACGCAATCCTTGCTCAGCAAGATAGCAAACATTACAGGTAATGCGATAACACGAGTCACCACACTAGCAGCGGTGCTTAAACGTGTCACGCTATCAGGCGCATCGCGTGTTGTCGCAACAGCTTCTGGCACTTTCTTTAATGCCGAAAGCAATTTAGAAACCTACGAACTGACAGTTCAAGGCCGCGTAAAAGCGCCAATTGTCGTTCAAGGCACAGTCAAATCTCTCACAATACAAGGGCGCGTCAAGTAGCCCCCAACGCAAGGTAAAATGACAATGGAAATTACAATCCCAGCGCTTAATGCAGCAGCAGACGCGCAAACATTGAATACACTTAAATTGCATTCTGGACCGGCTGGAACAAACGGCACAGCAAACCAAATTCCTGGTGCTAGTGTTGCAGCAACATACGCCGCAGCATCCAACGGCTACCGTGACCTAGCAAGCGCGGTTGATGTTCCCGTATCAGCAGGTGATACCGTTTCTCACTTCTCAGTATGGAATGGGGCCACTTTTGTTTTTGGTGATGTGCTAGACACGGCACCAGAAACTTATGCAAATGACGGTACAGCGAGAGTTAACTCAGCGCGACTCACATTCGCCAAAGGAGAGTAACCAATGAAGGACTTGCTTTACCAGCACTCAGACAATGTTATTTCTGTACCTATCGTTGATGATGTGACCGGTGAAGCAATCCCCGCGTCTAGCTTCAGTGATGCGGAATACATCATTGCAACGCGCAGCGGCAAGGTAAAACTTCGCCTTACCCTAAATAAGGGTGTAACGATAAATGGAACATCATTCGAGGTCACCATTGACGATGCATTACTAGACAACACCTTCAGAGGAAGGTTTGTTCATCAGTTCGTTGTATGGAATTTGTCTGGCGATAAGTTGCCACCTGTCTTTAAAAATGAATTAGAAGTTAGTTCGGTGATTCTATGAAAATAGTTGTGTCAACGTTTAAGGGGCAAAATAATGCGTTTGCCCCTCGCTTGATAAATACAGAGCAAGCGCAGAAAGCCAGCAACTGTATCGTTAGGGATGGAAACTTAACGCCGCGAAAAGGGAATAGCAATGTATCGCCTGCTCCTGCTATTGCAGCTGATGCTAAGACTATTTTTCTTTATCAAGGGGCGCACTGGTTTAGCTGGCCTAAAGACGTTGATGTGGTTGATAGTCCTATTGCAGAGGATGAATACGACAGGGCGTACTATACCGGTGATGGCGTGCCGCGCTATACAAATAGCAGTATTGCCACCGGTGCAGGCGTCCAGCCATTTGCTAACAATACGTTGGGGCTTGATAGCCCTGACGCATTTAATGCTAGTGTGACTTATCACGATCAATCTAATGACTTAAATGGCCGTGATCCTGCTGACTTCGATACTGAGCCTGAAAGCGGTTTTCTTAACCTGGAAACCGATGACGATGAAACCCGATTCTATGTTTGTACTTACGTAACCGATTTTGGGGAAGAGAGTGCGCCTAGCGTGGTGTCTCAAGAGTTAAATGTATTTTGTGAAGATGACAGCGTTACGCTTACATTTTCAGATACAGGTGGTTTTGGCACACAAAAAATAAGTCGAAGACGCATTTACCGAAGTGCGACTTCTGGCGATGTAACCCAGTTTTTCCTGGTCGATGAATTACCAGTTTCCACTGCCAATTACACAGATACTAAATCTGTCTATGAATTGGGCGCTGAACTCGAAACTGAAGAGTATTCGAAACCCCCTGAAAACATGAAAGGGCTTATCGCTACGTCTAATGGAGTGGTTATTGGTTTTGTGGGCAATACCGTGGTGCCTAGTGAGCCTTATTTGCCTTACGCGTATCCACTTGCTTATCGTCAAACGTTGCAAGATAAAATTGTCGCAATGGCTGAAATGAGTTCTGGCGTGGTTATCGCTACCGAAGACAAGCCTGTCATCATGCAAGGAACGTTACCCGATAGCTTTACTATGACGGTCATAGATGCCGCATTACCATGCGTGTCTAAGCGCTCAATGGTGGATATGGGGGAGGCAGCAATTTATGCCAGCCACGAAGGTTTAGTGTCTATCTCGCAAAGCGGCGCCCAACTTATCACCAAAGACCTGCTTAAAGAAGAGTATTGGAAGTCACTCGATCCGAGCAGCGTGCAAGGGTACCGATACAATGAATTTTATGTAGGCTTTTATGGTGGCACTGCAGGCTTTGTGTTTGATTTGCGCCGCGGCGATTTCTTTGAGTTGGATTTTTACGCGGATGCAGGCTATTTCGATTCTTCTGCTGGCGTTCTCTACCTTGTTGTAGATGGCGTGCTTGTTAAGTTTGATGAAGGAGGCGCGCTTAACTATGAATGGACGTCAAAACAATTCGATATAAACGCCGTGACCCTCTCTTGCATGAAAGTATTTGCACCCAATCTTACCGCTACCAATGTAACGCTGTACGCTGATGGCGAGCAACTTACGAGCTTTCCTTTACTGGGTGCCGACCCTGTTGTTCGCCTTCCCGCGTTTCGCGGCTCACGCATTCACATGACAATTGCAGGTAGTGACGAAATTGAGGGTATCACATTGGCAACGTCACCAGGTGAATTGAATGGCTAATAACAGAAAAGCGTTTTTAGGCGTAGGCGGCAAGCCAAAATTTTCACAGCCAGATCAGCAAAGGCACATAGATTCTGTATCTAAGAACATCGCTATTCTTACTGGTCAAACGAAGAACACTAAGGATAGGGCGGTACTAGTTCGCGATTTAATGGAGTTCGGCTTATTAGATGCGCGAGGCAGGTTCACCGGTGGTGGCGGCACAACTATTGTGGGCGGTGGAAGTAATGGTGGTGGCATTGTAAACCCTAACCCCGAAGCACCCACCAAGCCAATTAACGTAAGGGCGTCAGCGGCGTTTACCACTATCATGGTGCAATGGGATTTCCCTAATTATGCTGGGCATAAACATGCGGAGATATGGCGTAACACTATCGATGCGATAGGTGATATGACTGACCCAAGGGAAGAGGGTGAGGCGGCGCTCGTTGCTACTGTGGCTGGCTCTATGTATATGGATAATGTATTACCTGAAACGGGTTACTACTATTGGGTTCGTTTTGTAAACGATGATGGGCTAGCGGGGCCAGTCCACAGCCCTAGCGGAGTCTACGTAGAAACCCTGCCCGACATAAACGCAGTGATTGAAGACTTTCAGGCAGAAAGCCTAGCGACACTTGAGGGGTTTCAAGAGAGCTTCACCAGCCAGATAGATGCCATGAATCAAATCATGGAGGATTTTAACTTTGCTGAAAAAACAACGCTAATTAATTCACACGGCGAAGAGATAGAGGCATTAGCGACTGGCTTGTTTGAGCAGGTAGTTGTCACTGAAAACAATTATGAGAATTGGGCGGTGCAACTTTATTCTCTTCAGTCATCGTTTCTTGATGAAGAAGACAACCTTTCGAGCGCTTTCATCAACAAAATGGCGCAAGTGCTAACGGGTACTAACGGCATTATAGCTGGCGAGATAGCTACCTATAACGTCCAATATGGTGGCAATACGTATACTCTAGCTGAAGGCATTAAAGTTAGTGTGGATATTAATGGTGAATACACTAAACAATGGGGTGTGCAAACTGATTTAGGCAATCTTCAGCATGGGGTTGGTTTCGTTGACAACAACGGAAAAACTACCTTTATGGTGTCTACAGACAACTTTGCTGTATTTAACCCTGTCAATGGCGAATGGGAAGCGATATTCGGCGTGCGCGATGGACGCGTTGTTATTACTGATGCAGTGATCGGCAGTGCAATTTTGGAAACGCTAGCGGTGCAGTTCTCAGCTGTATTTGAAAATGAAGTGCTGGTAAATGGTGAGCTAACCGCATGGAAATTAAAAGGTGCACAGATAACAGGGAACGCGCTATGGATGGTTAATGGGAATCATTCACTTGCGGTGCATCCAGATGATTACCTAGCGCTATGGTACGGTGAAGCCGTCTATTACAACGTTGAAACCGATACCGATGAACGCTCATTAGGAAATGCAAAGTTTGCTCTGACAAATGATGGGAAGGTAATAGCGCGTGGTCTAGAATTGTACGACTACGACAACAACTTGCTAATGGACGTTAATGGCTTAAACGGTGCGTACATCAAGAATCTTACCGTTGACACGCTGAAGATTAGAAACAATGCGGTAACCGTTAAAAGCTACTCAGAAACCGACCCTGTAAACGTTGCCAAAGGTGGCTCTGCAGTAATGTGGTCTGCTTCGCACTATCACGATGGTGAAGTTGTGAAAGGCAACTTGCTTGTTGATGTAGTCATTGAAGCGGTGAGGACAACCGGTGGTAGTCCTGACGATCAAATAACCTTTACTGTCGAAGTGTACGAATCAAGCTTTTATCAGAATGTACTAGCCTCAAAGACTGTAACTACGGGTTGGCCTGAAAACGGCGGTATTTCGTTTTTCACGCCCGTTACTATCTTTATTCCTGAACTATCTGAAGAGTCTATTAGAGTGAAAGTTACCGGCGTAAGTGCCGGTGAAGCTCACACTATTTCAATGAGTACGGTGGTGCAAAGTGCCAAACGTTAATTATACAGAATACAACGTAGCTACGGGCAGGATATTAAGGTTTGCCTCATGCTCTTCCTCGAGAATGCCGCCACTAATGCCAGGTGAAGGCAGGTTAATGGAGGCTTCTGATCCTAAAACACAGATTGTGGTGAATGGTGAAATTGTGCCTAAGCACACATTTGCCGTGAGCGCAGTGAGGAACGGGAATGACATAACGCTTAGCAATCTGCCAGAAGGAACCATTATTACCGTAGAAAACGAGCAATTTGTTATGGATGATAGCGGAGTATTTGAGTTGGATTTGGATCAGCCTGTAGCGATTACATTCACATTGACACATGACCTATATCAAAAAAAGGTAATAAACGTTGAAAGCTAGTTTAAGAATTGGTCACAGCGCACCACGAAAAAAAGCTTATATGCCTGTTGGTGATCAGCTAGACGCCATTATTAAAACGTTTGCTCATTTAGAGGGGCAAGGTGTAGATATTGGTGATGATGGGCGTGAGCTCGTAGCCCACAGTAAGTGGGTTAAAGCGTCGTTTGTCAAAAAGTGAGCAATTGACAAAAACCGAGTTTTGAAGTAATTTTTCTCATACTGACACAGACCTCGCCTTACGCGGGGTTTTTTCGTTTATGCAGCCTGAAAACTTCTATCCCGATATCAAGGCGCTTGGCAAACGCTACGACGAACCCGAACTTCTCGCCCAGGTTAAAGAAGCTATACAGAGCGGCGATGCCGTGCCTGTCACAACCAAAGAAACACTAATCATAGTTAAGCCCATATATGACCATCAATCCCGAACAGGAATGCTTGTTTGGGTGGGTATTCATCGGGCTCAGAAAGGCGTGGGCAAATACTTCCAACTTGTTCTTGATATGGCGAGAGCAGCAAATATGACTTTTATTCGCTTTGAAACCAAGCGCAAAGGCTTTGCCAAGCTAGGCGCTCGTTTTGGTTATGAGCGAATAGGGCAGCGTAACGATTACACGATTTATCAAAAAGAGGTTTACTAACATGGGTGGCGGTGGCGATAACAAAATTGAAGAAACACCTGAGCAACGGGCACAAGCTGATGTAGCAATGATGCAGTGGAAGGACTATTTAAATAAATACCGTCCTTTTGAAGATGCGTTCATGGAAGACGTTGATCGCATGAATACGGGTCAGCAATACAATCAAGTTGCTGGCTTAGCGGCCGTTCCCGTTGAAAGCCAGTTCTCTAACGCTGTTCGTGATACTTCTCGCGCAATGGTAAGCGGTGGCTTAAATCCCACTTCAGGCGCATTCAGATCCAACCTTTCTAAGCTTGATAGAGCCAAATCGACAACCAAAGCCGACAACATGAACCAAGCTCAGGTTGGTCAGCAAAACCGCTATGTAAGCGGCATTTCTAATATTGTCAGAATGGGGCAAGGTCAAGAGACTGAAGCAGTTCAAGGCTATGGTGATTTAGCGACGAACTCAGCGAGAAAGGCTGGTAATGATGCCAACATAGCGCTAAACAACCGGCGCGATAATCAGCAATTAGCCGGTGCCGTTGTGGGTGCAGGTACGCGATACGGCCTCAATTACATTGATAATAACGGTGGCGCATAATGTCTTACCTTAAAAGAGCCTATGACGATGTAATGACCGAGTTAGATTTTAGGGCTCGCGGTCAATATCAATTAGGCGGCATAGACCCTAGAGACGATGAATATGCGTCGAAAACGTATGCGCAATTAATCAGAAGCCAGTACGCCGATTATCAAGAGCGCTTCCAGCCTTACGAAGAGCGCATGATGGATCTCGCCACTTCGCGTGAACTACTTGATCAGCAACTTTCCCGTATTGGCACAAACATTAATGCGTCATTTGCCAACCCGCAATTTAGTGCCGGGGCACTCGCTTCCCAGCGATACGGCACACAGCAGACCGCGCAGGAACGCAGCTTCAACACGCGTCAGTCAGAAATGGATAGAGCGCTCGCAACCGCTAACGCCAAAAATAACACACGACTGGCAAACGCAGACATGAAACAGAATATGGTTACCGGTGGCTCGTCAGTGCGTGGCCTAATGGTAGATAACTAACAGGGGCTCAGTATGTACGGCTTAATTAATACCGGCGCTAGCAAAAAGCAACAAGCGATATCTGGTTTAAGAAAAAGTGCAAGCGATGAAAACAATCGCAACATTGCTAATGAAAACATCAAGCAAGCTGAAAGCGCTCAGAAAAAAACTAATGCAGGCACAGGGGCAGCAGCGGGGGCTACTATTGGCGCTCAAATGGCGAGTGAAATGGGGCTAAGCGCGGCTTCAATTGGCGCTTCAGCATTGGCTAGTGGCGGCATAGGACTAGCCGCAGGTTTACTTTTATCGGAGTTGTTCTAATGAGTATCGTTGATGGTTTTCGCCAAGGCTTTGGCATGATGAATGACTACTATAACCAGCAGGATAATCGCGAATATAGACAGGCTAGTCTTGGCTTGCAAAATCGCCGCATGAACATGGCTGAAGAAAGTCACAACGCCAATATGCAAACGGCAGCGTTAAATAGAACGTTGCTGCAAGGTCAAGTTGATGACATGCCAGCGGCTTCCGAGCATCGCAACACAATGCGCGGTTTGCAGGTTAGAGGGCAGCAATTAAGCGTAGAAGGACAAGAAACGCAAAACGAAATTAATGATTTTAATCTGAGTGCAGCAAAGACCAATCAAGGGTACAAGGATGAAGATAGAAGAAAGCAAAAACTGATTGAACGCGCAAAAGCCTATTATGACGCAGGGGATTTTGAAGGGTTCGCTCGCGACAGAAGTTTCGCTGGAAGTGATCTTGAACTGCTTCAAGACAGGGAGGGGATAGACGCAATAACTGATTTAAATATGGCTATTGAACTAGGCGATAATGCTGGGATTGTTTCTAGTGCCAACCGCTTGTTTAAGCCTAAGCTCAATAGAAATGTAGGGCAAATGAAAGGGCGCAATGATGGAGTAATAAAAGACATAACCATCCTAGACTTTGTACAGCAACAAGACGGTTCGATCAAGGTGCCTGTTCGCGTAACCACCGATAAGGGTACATATAATTCATACATCAGCGAAATGCGTGGCATTGACCCCAACGACCCCGACAAGAAATTTACCGCCGATGAATTGTTTGGTAAAGCCGCTGTAATGGGTAACTTTGCTTCCCGTATGAAAGCAAGCGGGTCAATGGATAAAGTACGTAATGGTCTAAGCAACTATTTCGCACCTAAAAGCGATAAAGGTAACGGCATCCCTGCCGAAGTCCAAAGCGTTGCATTACTTTCTAAGATGACCGGCATTCCCCCTAAAGAGTTGGTCGAAGCTAAATACTTTTCACAGAAAGACCCAAGTGGCGCAACCATGCGCAAAACCGCACTTGAACTTGCTCAGAAAGACCCTCGATGGGAAGAGGCGCAATACATGGATGACCCCAAGCAGAGAGCAGCGGCAACGCAAGCAATCATTAAGGAATATACTGGCTACCTTGGCACACCTGAAGGCGGTCAAGTCGGCACGCCGCAGCCTCAACCCAACCCAACGCCAGGTAATAACCAACATTCTCAACTAATACAGCAAGCCGCAGAAGCGATACAAAACGGCAAAGATCGCAATGCTGTCATTCAACGCCTAGTAGAAATGGGCGTTCCACAAGACCAAATTAATCTGTAGGTATTAAATGGCTATCGACCCAAACAACCCATTTGCTGATCTTCCTGACGCTCAGAACGACCCGTTTGCAGACTTGCCCGATGCGCAACAAAGCGAGTCGGGTATTATGCCGGCGCTTGGTGCTGGTATCGATAAAATGCAGGAGCTTGGCTACCGTGCTGTAAAAGGCTTTACTGATGTTGGCGTGCCACAAGAAGAGCAAACCAACGCTTTAGGTCGTGCCATTGGTCAAGGTGGTGCGCTTTCTCGTTGGGCAGATGAAGGCATTGCGCGAAACATTGAAGAGCAAAAAGCCTATACGCCTAGTGTTGCATCCTATAAAGATATTGACTCTATTGGGGATGCTGCAAGCTACGTGGGTGAAATGACCGCACAGTCAGTGCCAATGATGGCAACAGCGTTGAGCCCTGCAGGCCTATTTGCAATGGGTGGCGGTTTATCGAATGAAGCTTATGAAGCGCAGCCTGAAGATAACAAGCAGCCGTGGCGTGCAACCGCTTCAGGCTTTGGTCAAGCTGGCTTAGAGCGCTTAGGTGTTGAAACCGCTATAGGGCGTGTGTTTGGTGGCGAAGGCAAGCAATTCGTTAAGCGCGTTGGTCAATCAATGCTGGGCGAAGGTACTACGGAAACTGGTCAAGAAGCGTTAGCGCAATGGGGTTCAGGCAAGTCGCTGGATGAAATTGAAAACCTAGATGAAGCGTTTGTGGGTGGCGCATTAGTGGGTGGTACTATTCGCACCGGTACAGAAGCAGGTAAAGCGGCTTATGATAAATATCGCGGCGAAAGACCTGAACTTAGCGACATTGAAGAAACCGACCTAACTCAAAGTGCGTCTAGTGCTGAAAGTGTCATTCCTGACCCATTTGCAGATATAGGGCCTGCACAGGATCAAACGGTTACTGGTAACGAGATTGAAATTATACCTGGTGAAACCGCAGGTGACTCGCAACCTAATTGGCAGTTTGGTCAAAATGACATGCCATACCGCGGCGAAGTCACGCCTTACGTTTATGACGGTGAGTATGAACAATACCGTGAAGCACCTAACTCCGTTCCCGTTGGTGCAGCATTAGAAGCACCTATTATTGATGGTGAGTTTGAACGGCCACGCGGCTTACCTAATCGCGCTGATACTATTATCGGTGAAGACGGTAGGCCAATGCAGCAGGCGCAAGAGTTCGCTGACTCAGTTGGTCAAGCATCAAATAGAGCATTGCCTTTTGACGATGTTATTTACGCTGAAGATAAGCGCGACATTCAAGTTAAACGAAACGGTGAGCCGTTTGGTGGACGCCGCGCAGCAGAATTAACAAAAGAATTTCGCCAAGCTAAAGAGCAAGGTTTGAACCCGCAGGTTATTAGAGTAAATGGCGGTTATGGTTGGGTGACTGATGGCGAGCAACAAGTTACGGCGCCAGAAAATGTAGCGCAGCAAACGCAACCTACTATCACAACCAACCCAGCACAAAAACGTGATGCACCTAAGAAATCAAATCGCACCAAAGTTTACACACCAAATGGCAGAGAGCTTGAAGTCGAATACGCTATTGTGGACGCTGATCAACTTGTTACCTCTAACACTGATGATGGTCGCGTAAACCCTGATTACCCACAAACATTACAGCCACGTGATAGAACGCGTGCTTCCTCTGAAATCCAGATTAACAGCATTGCCAATAACTTAAATCCTGCCTTATTGGGCGAGAGTGCTACAACTGGTGATGGTGCACCTATCATTAGTGATAGCGGTATTGTTGAAAGTGGTAATGGGCGAAGCCTGGCATTAAAGCGTGCGTATCAAAACGGTAAAGCAGATAAGTACAGAAGCGCATTAATCGAGCAGGGTTATGATGTTTCAGGCTTTGAAAAACCTGTCCTTGCTCGTATTCGCCGCACGCAGATGAATGATCAAGACTTAGTTGACTACACCAAAGAAAGTAATGAGCGTAGTACGCTTTCTCTTAGCGCGTCTGAAACCGCCAAGGCTGACGCCAAAGCAATTGGCAATATCATTGCAGACTTTAAAGGTGGTGATATTTCAGCAGCTGGGAACCGTGATTTTGTTCGCAAGTTTATGCAAGGTGCCGTTAGTCAATCAGAACAAGCAAGCATGATTGACAGTCAAGGTATGCTTTCACAAGACGGACGCCGCCGCGTAGAAGCCGCGATGATTGCCAATGCGTATGAAAATACTGAATTGGTTAATGACCTGTTTGAAAGCTCTGATAACGACATTAAATCTATCGGTGGCGCATTGCTTGATGCTTCAGGCGATTGGGCCAAGATGCGAGCAGCTAAGAAAGCAGGCGCAACGCAAGACGATGTTGATATTACAACAAACGTTATTGACGCTGTTAACCTGGTACGCCGTTCTCGCGCTGAAGGCAAGAAACTTAGTGAAATGGTATCGCAAACTGATTTGTTTGCCGGTGACATTGACCCTACAACAAAAGTCGTTCTTGGTATATTCTATGGTGGTGAAAACTTCACGAAGCCGCGCAGCCGACAACGCGTAAAAGAAGCGTTAAGCCGTTACGCTGAATTAGCCAGTAATACCACTGGCGGCGATGATTTATTTGGCGGCGAGTTAGAAACCGTTAAGCCTGAACAACTTTTAGGAAAGGCAAATGAAGCCAATGAACAAACAGACCGACAAGCAGAAGCCCAAACAAGCTTACTCGACCAAAACCCTGAATCTATTGGGCAAGGTGGCGCAGGAGATCGGGGAGAAGGACAACGACCCGCAGTTAGTGGAAATGGGCAGGCAGGCGCAGAAAGCGAAGTAACAGAAGCCAAAGAACCGCTAAAAAGCGGTTTTTTAACACCTGAAGAAACGCAGGGCGATAATGACTTAACCATAGAACAGGTTATGGACTTAGGTCCAGCGATAGCAGGTGCAGGCGGTAACGCTGGGGCTGGTTTTGGTATTGGTAGCCTAGTTGCAAAACAAGCGCGTGATGTTGCCAATAAAATTCAGTCTGACATGCGCGAAGGACTTACTTATAAAGAAGCGCTTGAAAAAGCTAGAAAGTCTGACGATTTTGGCACTGCGCAGTTTGAAAAAGCAGCAAGTCAAGCTTACCCAGCAAAGCCCAAAGAAACTAAAGAAAGCTCAGTAAGTGGTGAAGAGGTTATGGAAATGTTCCTTAACGCTGATCCATCAAAGGCACAACAAGAAGAGACAGCCGCTAATCAATCGGTAGATGAAAGCCTTAAAACAAAACTGCTGAATACTGCAAAACGCTACCAAGACTACGCCAACCAACAGGCTGGGAAAGAATATAAACCCAATGAAACAAGAGTCGATGTAGGCAGCGATGGTGATAAAAAGTCAATTGGTGCCATCAATGAAGCGAAAAGAAGAGGTAATGTTCGCCGTTTACGTGGGAAGGCAGAAACCTATAAAACTCTAGCTAAAAACCTGAAGCCTGGTGAAACGCAGCAAGATTTAATAAATCGCATACGTGAAGCTAATGGCGATAGCAGGGCCGATGAAATTCTTTCTGATTTAGATAATTTAAAATATTCAGTATCAGGAAAGCCATTTCAAACTGAGAAATCTGCAAGGGCGTCTAAAGCATTTAAAGATATTGATGGCGCTGAAGTAGTGCCCGTTAGTGGCGGGTTTGCCGTAAAGCCAGTTAACGAAGTTAGCGCAAGTGATGACTTTGCGAATAAAGCAGAGAAAAAACCTAAATCTGAGGCTAAGCCAAAAGAAACGGTAGCGACAAAGCAGGAAGGCAGCAAGCCAGTTCACGAAAAGCGCGAAGCGTTTTGGGATAGATACAGAAAGGCCGATGAATCACTGACGGTTGATGACGCTAAATCAGTAATGAATGACATTATTGGAAATGAAGCCGAAGTAAAAGAGTTTATTGGCTCGCACACTGTTGCCCAAATCAAAGATAAGTTTTATCGCGGCTGGCATGACTCAGGCATGAAGAAGAGTGAACTTATTGATTCTTCTTATGAGCAGATGGTTACCGAGTTTGGCTTTATTGCTAGCGATAGCGGTACGCTTTCAATTTCTGGCATTGGTAAGCAAGCACGCTTTAACTCTATCAAGCAGAAGTTTGAAGGACTAAGTAACGAGAAATTTCGCGACAACATGAGAAAGCGCAAAGCTGAAACTGATAATGCAATCAGTGAGCGCAAGAAGCGTGTTGAGGGTATGAGCAACCCACAAACGCTTGAAGACTTTAGGAATGCGGTTCGCAATGGCTTATCAAACGACTTCACGCCAGAGCAGTGGGCACAATATGACAGGCTTCACGCAGATGAAAGACTGGCTGAACAAGCACAGCGTGAAACCAAGCAAATCAGCGCTGTAGACGGTGAAGTTAATTACGAGCTTCACGAAACCACACACAGTAAAAAAGGCCATGAGTTATTTATAGTGTCTTTATCTGATCGCGTAGACCGTGACCTTTATACTGAACTAAACACCAAAGCCAAGCAGTTAGGTGGCTATTACTCTGCTTATAATAAACAGGGTGCAATACCTGGCTTTCAATTTAGAACTGATGATGCTCGCAATGAGTTTCTAAAAGTGCTTGAAGGTGAGAGCGTAGAAAAGACAAAGGTATCGAAAGATAAAACAGCCAGCCTTGAAGAGTTAGCCGATCGCATAGAAGAACGCGCTAACGACTCACTTAACACTGACCGTAAAACCAATACAGCAAAGCGTTCACGCGAGGCAGGTTACGCCATTGCAAACGCTGAAGCTGAATTAGCGAAAGCCGCAGAACTAAAAGCTATTGCTAAAGCTATCAAGGATGGCACGGCCAAATACATCACCAAGTTATCTAGTGGCACTGAGCGCGATTTACTTACCTCACTATGGAATGGATTGCGCCACAACGCCGATAAAGAACTTGTTGAAACTCGCTATGAAGGCGGCATGGCTGGCGGTCTTAAATGGAAAGAGGGTGTAACGTCTGAACAAAAAGTAAGATTTGCAGAATACCCACTTACGCGCATGTACCCCGATATGGTTAAACGTGTAGCTAGCAAAATGGCCGACACGAAAGGCTATACAATGGCGGGTAAAAAATTACTTGCTGATGCTGAAGCGGAAATAAAAAAGCAAAAAGACAGCCGCACGCGCATGTATATCGCCAACCATAAACACTTTGGGAAGTTCAGAGAGTTTATAAAAGCCAATGCTGAAAATGCCTACTATGAAGACGTAGCAAAAGACTTTAACCGCCTTCAAAGAATGGGTATTACTTCTACACCTATGCTTCGCGCTGCATTGCTGGAATATGATGCTATAACGCGTGGCGCACAGCCAATAAACACCAACAACAAAGTTAAAAAGCAAATTGAGCTTTCCAAGTTTCAAGGTAAATACAAAGAAAACGACTTCTTTAACTCTACGCCAATAGTCGCTAAGAAAGTTATTGAACTAGCAGACATTGAAGAAGGCATGAACGTGTTTGAACCAAGCGCCGGTGTAGGTAGCTTGGCTGATGCAGCGGCTGAAATTGTTGGTAAAGACAATGTTGATACCAACGAAATAGCACATGGCTTACGTGAATATCTCGCTGAGCAGGGTTATCGCCCAACAAGCGCCGACTTCTTAACCATGAGCCCTAGTAGAACATTTACTTTTGGTGATGTGTTTGAAACTAAAGACGGTGTTCGCGGCATTATGCGCGGCAGTAGTCGCGATAGGGTAAGGCTGGTTGATGAAGATGGAAATTCAGTGGGCCCAACTCGCTACTATACGCGAAGCGATCTAACCGGTGTAGAAAAGCGTGGCGTTAATTCAGGCTACGACCGCATCATAATGAACCCGCCGTTCTCTAAAGGGCAAGAGGCTCGGCACGTTGCACATGCTTACCGATTCTTAAAGCCTGGCGGTAGATTGGTCGCTGTAACAAGTAGTATGGCCGGTGAGCGCTCTAACAAAGTAGACAAACAGTTTAGAGAGTGGCTTGATGCAGTTGGCGCAGAAGAAGCGCCATTGCCAGAAGGCGCATTTAAAGAGGCTATCAATTCAACGAATGTAAATACAAAAACAATCGTTATAGATAAGCCTAAAAACGCCGATGATGATATTGAACCACCACTATTCTCGCTCAACGCTGGTACTGTCACTGGTAACGCCAACACGCGTACCATCAGTCGTTCTAATGCAAATGAAATCGTCAGTCGATTCGTTAAGGGGCTCACTAGTGCGGGTAAGAACTACGTTTCTGTTGTTTCTTCGTATGATGATCTTCCTACCGAAATAAAAGATGCAGCAAAAGCCCAAGGCGTAGAGTATCAAGTAAAAGGCGTATTCCATAAAGGCAAAGTCCATGTGGTTTTAGACCAGCATACCAGCGCACTTGATATGGAAACAACGCTTTTCCATGAGGCTTATGGTCACTTAGGAATCAAAAACCTATTTGGCGATGACATTACCAAAAAGCTAAATTCACTATTTATTGCTAACGGTGGCCTGCAAGGATTGCGCGAAACAGCGAAGCGCCACGGCATTAACCTAGAGAAGTACATCAAAGGTTTAGACAAAACCAATATGCCGCAGGAAATGAAAAACCGCGTACTTATGGATGAACTTCTAGCGCACCTGCAGCAAAGCAATAAGCCCTCTGTTAAGCGTCTAGCGCGTGAAATAGTAGGCATGATCAGGGAAGGCTTACGTAAACTTGGTTTACCTGGGCTTTCAAAAGTTACCGATAGTGATTTATTCTATGTGCTGAAGAAGGCGAGAGCGGCGGCTAAAAATGGCCCAAGTCAAAGCCCTGCTGAAACACTATTCCGCACAACCGATGATGCTGCACCGTTTACCATGCCAGAAGAAACCTGGACTGATAACGCATTACGTTTTATTCAAGACAAGTTCAACCGCGTTAAGCGTGCGCAAGATACCATTCGCAAAGCTGGCATTGATATTTCAGATTCTGCAGACGTTTATGGCGTGGAGTCACTTTACTATGGAAAGGTAGAAGAAGACTTCAGGCAGTTGGCAGAAAAGTACCTAGAGCCAATGGCTGAAAAAATGGCAAAGCATAATATTAAGCAAGAAGAGTTAGACCTTTTCTTATATGCCTTGCACGCGCCAGAACGAAACGCACACATTCACAGTATGGACGAGGAAATGACAGCCGGTTCAGGAATGACCGATGATGAAGCACGCCGCATTCTTGATGCTGTAAACCGTGATCCTCGCCGAAGAATATACAACGAACTGCAACAAAGTGTTCGCGAAATGATTGACGAGCGCACACAGCAAATGTTTGAACAGGGCCTTATTGATGAAGAAACGTTCTCAGGCTTTCAAGATAACTATCAATACTACGTACCGTTAAAAGGGCAAGCCAAAGACGAAGGCGGCAAACCCAAAGGAACGGGTATGGGCTTTAATATCAAAGGTAAAGAAAGCATTGCAGCACTTGGCCGTAAGTCTCGCGCTGAAAGCCCGTTACTTCATGCTTACCTAGATACTCAAAAGGCTATTACCCGCGGCCATAAAAATGAAGTGGGCAACGCCTTACTCAATTTAATTGAGGAAGCACCGAACCCTGAACTTTGGAGCGCTTACACTACTGAAGGTCCATTAGAAAGAAAGAAAGGACCAGACGGTAAAATTAAGATGGTGCCAATGTCTAAAGAAAAAATGTCGGCATTGTCTAGCAATCCTCAATCAGAATGGTTCGCTACCAAACGTGATGGCATGGAGTATTACATCAAGATTGATGATCCAGTCTTAGCCATGCAAATGAAAAATGTCGGGGTTGATAATGGTAACCGTATTACCCAAGCACTAGGCACGGTGAACCGCTTCTTGTCGATGATGGCTACCTCTGCAAACCCTGAGTTCTTGATCACTAACGTTACGCGTGACGTTCAAACCGCACTGTATAACCTAGCAGCTGAAAGTGATGTAGATGACGGAAAGCTAAAAGGCGTTGACGTAAAAGCACTCACTAAAAATGTATTGCGTGATATGCCTAAAGCATTGGCCGGTATTCGCCGTGCGCTACGTGAAAACCGAACTGATACAGAGTGGTCACAGATTTTCGATGACTTTAGAAAGGCTGGCGCTAAAACTGGCTACTTCGATATGAAGGACATTGAAACGCAGAGTAAAGATCTTCAACAAATGATGAAACTACAAAGCAAGCCCGGGCTAATTAAGCATGGCAAGGCTGCATTGAAATTCATCGAGGATTATAACTCTGCAGTTGAGAACACTATCCGCGTATCTGTTTATAAGAACGCTATCGATGCAGGCATAAGCAGACACCAAGCCGCAGTAGTAGCCAAAAACTTAACGGTGAACTTTAACCGTAAAGGGCAAGCGGGTACGTGGTTAAACTCACTCTATCTATTTGCTAACGCTGGTATTCAAGGTACGGCAAACTTCGCTCGCGCAATTGGCACATTCAAAACCGTAGACGGTGAAAGAAAGCTAAACCTTGCACAGAAAGCAGGAATAGCGATGGCCGGTATAGGCTTTAGTATGGCGTTAATGAATCGCTTTATTGCCGGTGAAGACGATGACGGTGAAAGCTATTGGGATAAAGTGCCAGAGCATGTGAAAGAACGTAACTTTGTTTTGATGCTACCTGGTAGTAATGAGTATGTGACATTCCCAATGCCATACGGCTATAACATTTTTGCTAACTTTGGTACCGCTGCAGAGTCAATCATAAGCGGTGGTGAAATATCTGATAATGCTGGGTTCCTTACAAAAGCTGCAATGGGCTCATTCTTGCCTATTGGTTTATCTGAAGGTAAAGATGCTCTTGGAACTGCTGTTAAAACCATAATGCCTCAGATTGGTAAGCCATTCATTGATCTCGACTCCAATACGAATTTCTTCGGCAGTGCAATTTACAGTGAAGCAAACGAAAACTACGGTAGTAAAAAATCAGATGCTGGCAGCGGCTTTAAATCTACCAATGAGTTTTACAAGCAAGTGGCTATGGGCCTCAATGAAGCGACTGGCGGTAGTGAATACCAAAGCGGCTTGATTGACGTACACCCTGAAACGGTTCGCTACATGCTTGAATACATTGGTAGCGGCGCTTCTCGTTTCGTTCTCAATACATCAGAGACAATTGCGCGAGGTACACAAGGCGAGTTTGAGCCAGCACGCACACCATTTGTTCGCCGCTTCTATGGTGAGACTACTGATCACGGTGACAGCAATACTTTCTATGAAAGGCTAGATGAAGTGGAAACGCTGCAAGCTGAATTAGAATCATTGAAAGGTAAAGCGCGTCTTGACTTCAGAAAGGAAAATAAAGATAAGCTTCGACTTGTTAGTGACGCAAAACGCACTCAGAAAAAATTGAAGTTGCTACGCAAGCGGCTGGATCACTTCAAGGAAAAGGAAGACAAGGAACGCCAGGAAAAAGTAGAAGCGCAGATCGAAACAGAAATTGACCGCTTCAATCTGAAGTACAACGAGATTAATGATTAAGCACATTGGTGACGCCGATATAAATAGGAAGCAACACAAACAAGCAGATAAATAAAATTATCATGGCCTGTTTAAAGTAGCTTTCTATTTTGTCGCGTATCACGGCATAACTCGCAAATGGAATGAAGTAAAAGTATAGCACTATTTATTTTCATTTATTACGCTTCTATACTGCTTTTTTAATAATCAATAAAAGTTAAAGGAATAGCGATGAAAATTGTAGTGCTGGCACTTCCACTATTACTTACAGGCTGTGTAATAAATCTTGACGGCCAAAGTAAGCAAGAGCCTACTGGTGAGTACCAATGGGTAAACGATAAAGCCTTTGCTTCACACAATAATGGTGAACTCTCATTTGAGGAAGTCGATCACCTATTTGTTGTGGCCAAAAGCGAATGCACTATTGAGTCAAATAAAATTCCAATTCCACCGCCTTCATGCACTCAGCCACCACAGCAAGATTGCTCTAAAATGTCTGGTGCTGCACTCGGCTTCTGCCAAAGTGGTGCCATGAGCTCGAGACAAAATTGTAATTACAGTTCAGTGAACGCAGCATATAGAGCGCAAGACGAAGTGTTTAAAAGTTGCATGACGTTGAAAGGGTGGAAAGAAAAGTGGTTTCCATTCGAGCAAACCGCAGAAGACTAACCTTACTAATAGAAGCTAGGTAACTTCACTTAGCTTCTACCTTTCTAGAAATCCCCATCAAATACTGTATATAATAACAGTATGCAAAAGAAGTTACTCATTTACCGAAACGGCGAACATATTCAGACGGTAACCTATGTCAAAGATCATGGCGTTTGGGTTGCTACTCATTTCTTTCACGACAAGTACATGCCATTTGCTTTGCACTCACCTTTGTCAGATCAAAAATCAGCTATGGAAAATGAAGGGTTAACGTGGGAGTGGATCTAATTCATTTTTTAAAAATGTGTCGAAGTTGAGATGAATCATTTTTAAACTCCGCTCTACCCCTTTAAATACGTGATGGTTTCTAAAACGTGCCAAAGAAATGTTTTAATTTCGTTTTGTTCTCTTATGTGACTTTTTAGCTTGTAGGCCTCGTTTTTAAAAGGTTCTTTCATATTTTTCCATTGTTAACGTTTCACTTTTGCGTCAAATGCGCTTATTTAAAGCTTGAATATGTTTCGCTGTTGTGTCGAAATATCGCGACTCTTGTGTCGAATGATATTTTTAACTATGGCTCTTACGGAATCTAAGCTTCAGGCATTACACGGAAAGAAAAACAAAAACACAAAAATCATTCCCGATAGGGATGGACTCTACATTAGTTGTGGTCTTAAAGGCAAACTAACTTGGGTGTTTCGTTATCGCTTTGAGGGCATTCAAAAACGAATGACCTTGGGCACATACCCTGAATACTCTTTAGATGAAGCGAGAGAAAAATTGATCTCGCTAAGGCGAAAACTCCATGAAGGAGTAGATCCCAAACTGCCCGAAGTTGAAACAAAAGAAAGGGTGACGCTCACCTATTGCACACAAAAGTGGCTTGAAATAAAAGTTCCCACTTTAAAGCCTAAAACGCAAGGACAGTACAAAAGCACCGCGAGCATATACTTACTTGATAAAAACTTTAATGTTGATGTTCAGACCGCAGCGCGTGAAGAATGGATAAGGTTCTTTGACAACGTAGCTGAAAAAACATCACGTGTTAACTCTGGCCAAGTGCTTAAACTGGTTAAAACGGTTTTGCGCTGGGCTCGCTCCCGTTCCTATATTACTGGCTCTACCGTACTTGATTTTGAGATCAGCGCCGTAGGTGATAAGCCTAAGCAGGGGCAGCGTAATTTGCAGATGCACGAAGTTGGTTTGTTGTGGGCATTGATTAATAAATCTCGCGCAACGCCGGCAATAAAGAATTGCACAAAACTACTACTTATATTTGGTGCGCGTAATGGTGAAATACGCGAAGCGCCTAGAAGTGAGTTCGATTTAGAGCGTGGCATTTGGACGTTGCCGCCAGAGCGAAGTAAGAACGGCAAAGAGTTAAGAAGGCCTATACCAGAAAAAGCCAAAGCGATTATACAAGAACTCGATGATACCTACGGGAAAGATGGTTACCTAATACCTGGGGCGCACCTTGGTACTTGTGTCACCCATCCAGCTTTAAGGAAATACGTGATCAGGCTTAGGCTGAAGATGCTAGACATAGACAAAAGCTATCGCGCTTTCACACCTCACGACTTTAGGCGAACAATTTCTACCCGACTCTCTGAGCAGGGAATTTTACCGCATGTTACTGAGAAAATGTTAGGGCATGAGTTGGGCGGGATAATGGCCGTTTACAACAAACATGATTGGATAAACGACCAATTAGAAGCGTATGAACTTTGGTGCAAGATGATAAGTGAAGCGGCTCAAGAAGAGCTAAGCCGCCTCGCTAACGTGTGATTTCATTTTGATGTAGTGATCTACATCGATTGAAGAGTAGCGAAACTTCTTCCCCGTAAACAGACTTACCGGTTTTGGAAAGTCAGGGTCGTAGTGTTCGCTGCTCGGGTTCGTTAGTTTTTCATAGGTAGATCGGCCTACACCAAGCTTTGCAAATAATTCATTTTGGCTCATAAAGTATGGGCCACGAATTTGAACTTTCTTTATTTCTTCACTCACGCTGCTTCCCCCTTTAATACACTTTCAAGATAAACGATGCGTTCAATGTCAGAGCGTGAGCGCATATTTCCAGTTGGCGAAACCGCCTGAAACCATCCATTATGGCGTTGAGACCACTTATCATAAATGAACTTGCCGCCAAGATATGACTTGTTATCACGGCGCCAGTATTTAGGTGGAACGGGCGCAGATTCAAAAACTTCTACATGCGTCCAGCCTTCAGGCGCATTCGCTAATAATTCTTGGTTAGTCATTGGTAGCCTCGCGTTCAGAAAATTCATATTCGTGATTTTCGGGCATAGTGATTCTAGCCATAACTCGATGAACATCATCATTCATAGGCAGGGATTCGTGGATAAAGTGGTTGTTACCGTAGTAAACAGTGTCAGCCTTTAAATTAAAACCTTCCCCCAAATCAATGTGAGAACAATCCCCACCTTTATTCGGCAAGGCGTCATACTCGCCTATCCAACCCTTGCACGCGTGATAGTTTGAGCAGATTATAATGCCGCCTTTATCAGTGTTGTATTGGCGTTTGTGAATAGGGTTATCGATGCTCCTTCCATCTTGACCAACCTTCCAGCCACCACCACCACCAAAAGTCATTTCTAGTGGCTCATAATTACCATCGGTGTGAGGGCCACCTCGCCTTAGCGTTTCTCCTTTTTTTAATTTTTCACCATGAATGGTAAAGAAGGCAATTCCATCTCTATTTTTCACTCCATCCAGCATTTTGCTTGCGATTGATTTTGCGTAACCTGGCAAGCCCTCAAGAGTTTTTAGATTAAAAGGAATCATCGAATACTCACCAATAATAAGAGGTAAGGAAATTTTACCTGTCTCTTTAGCGATACTAATCATGCTGCTTTCTCCAACTGGTCATTTTCCCACGTAGACAAGTATTCAAATGCACCTAGCTTGGTGTAAATCTTATCTAGTGTTTCAATTTCTAAATCCACTTTGTCACCGATAGCAGGAACGGCTACCCATGCCAGGGTGATAACGTGTAGGTTATTCTGCTTTGCTAAAAACGCTTTGTGGTGCGTGTTTAGAAATTCGTTAAGTCTTGGGTCAGACTGGCGATAAGCTGACTCACAATGAACCGTTTCGCTAACGATGTACTCTTTGCCTTGTTGGTCACGGCATACTACTGAACACTCGAAATACCATTTCCACGGTAGGCCAGCGATAAGTTCAGCGACTTGCTGAGAAACCTTAACTTCATTACACGATTTGTAATTCATTACCGTGCAATACTTTGCCTCGCCTAATACCATGGCAATGCAAAGGTTTTTAAGCGCAGTTCTAGCAATCATTTGCTTGCGCTTGATTGGGGTGTTTGCTTTGCGCTTACTCACTTTCTTCCCTCACTGGCGGCACAATCATCGGTGCAAAATTCGATTTGCTGATGATTTCATTACAGATAAAAAGCTTTTGTTTTAGCTTTTCGTTCTCAACTGCAAGGTCGTTGTGGTTATCTTGAAGCCACTCTGATATTGCTTGCCTCGCGGCTGCTAGCTCGTCCTTATTAAAGCCGCTTAGAACGGTTGAATCGCTGACATAAGAACTTGATGATTTATAACTGGCGTTTTTCAGCTTATCCACTAAGCTATCGACCATTTTGCTAAACATGCTCTTGCTCCTGGTTTAGAAGGCCAAGCGCGAAGCTTTTAACTCTTTCAACTGCGTGAAAATCACCGACAAGTTCAATGCTGCTATCACCTTTATGTTTGTGAGTCACTATTACCTCTTTAATGCCCTGCATGTTAAGGGTAGGCTCAGAATATGTGATTTTATCCATCACTCTTGCTCCTTGCGTAGTTGTTCAAACCTAATAAACCAATCTTCTATCTCTTTAGCTTTTTTTGCCGTTACTGGCGAGCTTGGTGCATAGAATAACGCTCTGATTAGCTCTAAATTGCGCTTCCTAGGCGATTCCAACTCCCTAACACGCTCATTAGCCTTTGCTAGTTCCTCAGTAAGTTGCGCATTCATTTCCTTTTCACTTTCCAGCGCTTCACTTCTAGCAAGGATAGATTCACGGTCATACTCAGCAATCTTATTTGAGTAAATCGAGCACTGTTTGATTTTTGACTCGCAAAGATTTTTTAGTGCAAAAAATTGCTTCTTCAAATCATCATAGTTATCTGCTGGTTTAGCTTTAAGTGAGTTCGGATTTAGCATCACTCTTTCTCCTTGCGTAGCTGCTCGTTTTCTTTTGCGTCACTACCAAAAAACTCGTTAAGAATTGACCTCATTCCTATCCTGCCAACCTGAAAAAACACAGCTGCCAAAGAAAAAAGCCATGTACCTAAACCTACAACAATGAATACTGCTAAATGTTTTTCAATAGTCATAGTTCCATCAGGGGCGTCAACTAGCCCCCAGGCGACCAAAGCAATCACGCTAAGTCGCAAAAACCATTTTATTTTGAGATTACCCATCACTCTTGCTCCTTGCGTAGTTGTTCGATTGCCTTATCAGCTAGAAACGAATGTTCATCATCGCAATATTTTTCGGAAAACCAGTTAACACCTTCAACCTTCTTCTCTATGGCGAATTTGTTTAGCCACTTGCCAAACTCAATGCAGTATTCATGCGGAGTTAAGCCCCATTTGCTAAATGCCACATCTTCCGAAGTCTCTCCAAATTCGTCTGTTTCTGATTCGACCATCAAAAAAGCATTCTCAATACGACTTAAGCAATCAGAAAAACTATGAAGGTTTCTAATGTTTGTGCATATAACAGACGTTGCTAATCTATTATTGTTTTTAGCGTTGAAGCCTAGCGCATTAGCAATGCTGTTTGCGTGCAACTCCAACTCCTCCACACGCTCATTAGCATCCACTAGTTCATCATGACAATTTTGAAAAGCATCAAACAACTGATTGTAGTTTTTATTTGAAAGCTGAATTTCTTCAATGGCGCTTTCAAATAGCTGCCCCAGTGCATTAGCACCTTGCTTTCTGTGAAGCCTCGCTTGTACGCGAAGCATGTCTTGTAAATCACTCACGCCACTCTCCCCATTTGTGCTTGACCTTGAATAGTGTCGATTAATGCCGATGCACGGTTTTTCGAAAGCCCTGTTTTCTGGCGCACCGTTTCAATACTTTCACCCGCTTCTAGTAGATTCTGAACACGTGCTACCACAGTGGCATGAATGCGTATTGGCTTGTTGTTTATTATGATTGTGGTCATTTTGCCTGTTCCTGATAAACGAGCTTTCCATCTAAAATTGCATCAACGATAGTTCTGAACTCCCAAGCCCAATATTGACTATCTACATACACGCGCATCTTTCCGTAATCGTGACGCTTTCTCTCAATAAAGCGCTCAGCTGCTTCTTTCGTAAAATGGCAATTAACGTATTCCCACTCTACGGAATATCCATCTATAGACAGTTGATCAACTTGCTCTAGGCAGTCCCATTGTTCGCTTTCTGTCATTTCAAGGAATGGTGTTTCATAATCATTGAGTTCGAAATAACTCAAAGCATCTTCATCAAGCGATTCAACAAAGCTTTCTAAGCTGAAATAAGTCGCATCATTTTCAAGATCGGTAATACACTTGTTGTCCGTGTAGTCTGTATTGATGCCGATAATGTGACGCTCCCTCTGAACCACGAATAAAGCATTCGCTGTAGCGTGTTCTTTAACGTGTTCGCCGCGAACACCTTTATGCAATCGAGCGACAAATTCTTTGAAATTCTCAGCGTTTATTTCAGCGCCATTGACTAATGAGTTTTCCATGGTTTTTATCCTTAGCCCCCGAAGGGGCTGTAATATTCTTTACCTTTTAGTAAGAAAAGTTACAGAGGTGGCCTAAGCCGCCTCTAACTCAATGTTTTCGCAGCGAACCCAACTCCATTCGTCTGCTGGGTAATCTGCCTTTTCAGGTGTAAGTGCTAGAAGGCGCTCAGTGAAATCCACTGCAATTACGTACTTCTTTTTACCTTCGTGGATAACGAACATATTCGCACCCCACCTAGTGTTGTCGAACTGCTCAATATCCATCACGCCACCTTCTTCAAGTTGTTAGCCTTAACCGATTCAACGAACTCGCGTAAGTCGCTGGCGTAAGGTTTGTTGGCTTCTTCAACTAGCTTGGCTAGCTGATCCATAGCATTTAGCTCCATTACTGAGTATTGGCGCGTTGGTGCTTGTTCTTGTCGAACCACGCTAGGCGCTGGCTTCGCTTGCGGTTCTGGTTGAACTTCTTCTTTTGGCTCATGGGTAGGGGCTTCCTGTGCTAACTGGTTTGTTGCTGCCACGTACTGCTTGTTGCTTTCTGACTCAGCATCAAAACGGGCTTTCTCTTCCGCATCACGTTTGGCTTGCTCTTCTGTTCGCGCTTTCGCTTCAGCTTCACGTTGCAGTTTCGCTTGCTCTTCTTGGCGAATGCGTTCACGTTCTGCATCTTCTTTGGCTTTTTGTTCAGCCTGGTAAGTTGCAATGCGAGCCGTTACCAACGTCTTGAAGTCTTCAGTTGCTTTGAAAGCAATTTGAGCCCAGTCGTTAAAGAGAAAATCGAACTCGCGGTTATCAGCAATAACAAGCATGTTGGCTTGTGCTACTTCGACAAACTCAGCGATCTGGATTTTTGCTTTCGCAACTTCGGTATCAGCGGCATCTTGAAGTGATTCAATAGTGCGCTTGCCTTTCATGGCCTCATAAACATCAGCGCCAATAGGAGGAAGAGGGGCGTTAACTTTTTCCTCTGCCGCTTTGCCTGCTTGCAAGAGTTCAACAGTAGCCTTGCTAAGAATTTCTTGGCGAATCTCTTCTTTGCGCGACTTAACTTGCTTGTCTAATTCAAGGCGCGTTGAGGCAAGTGATTTTTTAATGGTCTTTAGCGTTTCACGTAGGCTGTCAATATCCTGCGCACCGGCATCAATAGACTTTTCCACTTCGGTAATTTTCTTTTCTACCGAGCGAATGTATTTCACTTGTTGTTCTGCTTCACCAAACTGGCTATCGGTTTCAGGCGAGGTGTTAAGCGAATTGATAAACTCACTTACTTTTTCAGCGAAGCCTTGAACATTTGAATTGCTGATAAGCGCCGTTACCTTTACGTCTAGCGTAGGTATCAGCTCTGCTTCGACTTCTTTTTTCTTAACCAGTGATGAAGCCTTAACCTTTTCAACTTTCGCTTGCGGCTCATGGCTTTCTAAATCAATGGCAAATTGCTTCCAGCCTTTAATAAGCGCTTCGCGTCTTTCAGGAACTGACACGTAATACATTGCTTGCCAGTTGTCTTTCGTTCCATCACTGGTAACGAAGTAGCACTTATCCGCACCAGACACTAAAAGTTGCTGCTCTAACTGCCAATAGTAGTGAGGCTCTAGCACGTTATTAAGCACGTTCTCAGCAAGCGTTTTGTTGAAAAGCTTATGCTCAAAACACACATCATCAAACATGGTTAAACCGTCAAAGCTGGCAAGTAGCGATAAGCCTTCAACCTCTAGTGAGCCGGTAACAGGGAATAAATCTTCACCTACATCAGCGGCAGCAAGAGGACGCGCAGCTTCTTCAACTGCATGGCCTTCATCGAAAAGCTTTTGTAGGTACTTGTCTACAATCGTGGTCCAACCTTTCTTTGCATCTAGCAATTGGTTGCGACTAATGTTTTTGTGATCACCCATCATCATTGGGGCTTCTGATGCGGTGAAAAATTCTTTGCGTAGCTCTAACCATTCTGGTGAGCCCTGGGTAACGTTGATATGCTTCATGGTTATGCTTCCTCTGGTACGTCTACAATGGCTTCAATCTGCTGTCTGATTTCATCAGGCAACGTGAATTGAGACTCAATCATTTGAATGAAGTCTTCAGGCTTTTTTCTGCCAGCACTGATGGCGTTAGCCATTTTGTTAGCGTTCTCGTTGAACTGCTCTTGCGTGTAAATGGGCAGGGCTGGCTTGCTTTCAACTTGTGGCGCAGATTGCTGTGGCGTTATGTCACGCTCGCTTCTATCCATGTCTTCAGCCTCTTCGCGAGTCACCAAGCCTGCTAACGCATCTGCGAACTGGTTACGCAAGCCGAATCCGCGTGCACGCATTGCTAACATGCGCTTTGGGTGCTGCTTCCATGGACCTTGCTTGCCCCATAAGCCTGCTAACTCCGCATCTTTCTGGCTGTAAGTTTGGGTGTGCTTTTCGCCACCTTTACGCCATACCGTACAAGTTGCTGTCATGGTGCTTTCGTCAAAGCTTTCTGTAATGCCCCCAAACACCGGCGAGTTTTGAACGAGCGCTAATAGCGCATCACCGTAAATAGAAGGGCGTCCATTAATAACCGCAATGTTCTGAATTGATTGAAGAGGGTTTAAACCAAGCTCATGCCCCATCATCATTGCAACAAGCGTATCTTCAGGCTTGTTCATGTAGTTCTTAGGCGCTAGCTGGCTGTGACAAATCATGTTCGCCAACTGCATTGCTTGCTCTAGGTTTTGCGGTGCTAAATCGAAACCGCTGCTTTTCATAATGTTACCCATGATTTACTCTCCCTAATAATGAATCGAATGCGATAAGCTCAACTTTGTAGCGGTTGGCTTTGGCTGAAATACGTGTGTTGAACCCTAGAAAATCCCAAAAAAGACGCTCTCGGCGAGCCGACTTGATGCTTTTGTATTTGATAATCACGCTGCGTCCTCCATAGGGTTGCCATCCTTGGCAGACGATGGAACTGTTTCAGTTGCTGAAAAAGGGTTGATTACATCAATAGGCACATCGACGTTGTTAGCCATTTCAAAAAACGCGTCTACGGCATCAGAATCGATGTTTAGCGTTGTGCCAGGTACACCTTCACGACATAGCGTTACATCGGTGTCACGTGAATTGGTGATAGTTTCTAGGCGAGTAAAATACTCACTGCCATTTACGCCACTATCACGCCATTGAAGGCAAAATAAGCCTTTAGTGTTTGTGGTTCGGATTTCCATCGTTTATCATCCTCGTTGCTATGGCTGCTCTGTCTGTCCAAAACTTCGCAGCCGTGGTGTGTGCCCCTTCGGGGGCGCGGTTTACTTCTCTAAATCAATACTCTTTATTGCTTCTACCGTTGAAATTACAGCGATAAAGAAGAGCGACACTAGCGTTATCGCTATTAGCGTGAGTACCGTGTTCATTCGTCACGCTTACACAGTTTTTTTCTAAGGAAGGCGCCAACTAGGAACGCATAGGCACCCATCAAAACAAAGAGTCCAATTAAGAATAAAAACGTGCTCATGCTGCTTTCCTCACTTCCATAAACTTGTCACGACCCATGTAGTGCAGGGCAATGATTTCACGCGTTGAATTAACGCCTTTCTTTCTGCTTATTGCAGTGGTGTGAAACTTGATGGTTTGTAGCGACAAGCAAAGTTTGTCAGCGATTTGTTGCTGGCCCATACCGACAACAATCAAGTCATAAACTCGCTGTTCCGCTGGCGATAACTCGCCCTCGTAAACATTTACTTCGCAAGTAGAAGTCAGCTTTGGCAGATAGGTGTATCTGTCAAAGCGGTGTGCATGCGCCTGTGCTTGAAAGTCGCGCTCACCTATTACTTGCTGAACCGACTCGCCAATAGCATTGCGAATTACATCAATGGATTGTTCAGTAATGATGCACATCCGGTCATCAAACTCTTTGCCGTTGATTGACACGGTGGTGCCTGGTTTAAGGAAGATATGTAATTTGGTATTCATGCGGCTTTACCTTCTACGTTGTAGAGAAAGTCACCAATGTGGTAACCGTTAGGCGCACGATTGAAGGTTTCGAGCGCGCTGCGTAAAGCACGTTCAACTTCTTCAGGGAAGGTTACCGGTACATCAGATTGTTCATCCAAGCACACAGTAACTGGCTGAATAGTGTTACCCGACACAACAGACCATGTGTATGCTTTGCCGCGCATCACGTTCTCTGCAAGGCGAGCAACAATGAGGTCTTTTTGAAACTTAAATAAATCTACGTATGTTGAGGTCATGTTTTTTATCCTCTCTATTGTGAATCAGTTCACAATATTGAATATATTCCATTAAAAAGACAAAAACAAGTTAAAAGTGAATATAATGAAAAAAATTAATATTTTCTTAGCAGGGTAAGTATTGATAACGATATGTGAGGGTCGTTTACGCGCTCCAGTTCGATAAGAACTTCAGCAATCTCGCTAGATTGAGGGGTGTAGCCATTGAGGTAGTCGGGTGTAGTTTTTAGCACCTGGCAAAGTGCAGATTGAAAATCGGTCTTAAACTCTTCGCCATTTCTAGCTTTAGTAATTAATGACAGTGAATAGCCTGTAACGCTCGCCAGGTCTTCTCTGGTGAGTCCATGTTTTTTCATAAGCTGTTTAATGCGTTGTCCGCGTTGCTTATTCACAGGCATGATATTTTTTGAAAGAATACCTTCGAGGTTATCAGTTTCCGGTTAAAAAAAAGTTTGCATAAAAGAACATTTTCCGTCCTTAATATCGCTCTTTGCAGTCGTTAAAGTACACTCAATGGTGTACTATTATTAATTCATACTTATGTATAAATTCCGTTTGTAAAAATAGAATATATTCACCATAATGTTGACTCTAGTGAAATACTAGTTGAGATTTGAATAGATTCAAATATTTTTACATTTATTGGAGAATGAGTATGAAGTATTGTTTTATGCCGGGTAACAGCGGCGGCGATGATCGTGACGATCCGCCAGGTACAGGGAAAGTTAAGCGCACTAAAAAGCGCACCAAGTAATATCAGGGAGGACAGGGCGTGGATATTACGTTTACTGCATTAAACTCATTAAATGCTGAGTTGGCTTTGCTAGCTGCGGTTTGCTGCGGTGCTATAAAGCATAAAAAAGGCGCGGCGTTTGGCTTCTCCCTGTTCGCCTTTTACTTCCTTTCTATAATTCTGGATGATTGGTTTAAAGCCGATGATCCGCATCACATTTGGCGATATGTTCGCTGGACGCTTTTCGATTTGACGTTTTTAGCATGGCTGTGCTGGCTCGTTAGGCGAAAGCTCATTTCCATTTACGCACTTGTTATTAGCGCGGTGATTGAATTTTTTGCGATATCACTTCTTATGATACGAATGCTGGATGGCTTTTACTCTAACGCGACACTTACAGAGCCCGTTTTTGGTCTTTTTATTTGGGCCACCAATGTCTGTTATGTCGTGTTAGCAATTTACCCCATGTTGCAGTTTCTAGTTAGAAGGAGTTTGAAGTGCAATTAATTATCGCGGCAACAATTATCGGCTTGGCTGTCACTTTTATTGGCACAGCTGTACTAAAGTTTTTGAAAATGGATATTGCGCGTAGACACGCAGAGTGCCAACTAAAGAAAGCGGCCAATGATCTATTAGCTGCTGACTACAAACCCACAAAACACGAGAGAGCATCAGCCGAAGCCAACGCAAAAGCTAAGTTAAAGCTTGCTTTGAAAGAGTGTGACAGTGTTATAAATGGATTTGTAGAAGCAGAGAGTTAGGAACGGGGCTTATTGCCCCTTTCGCTTGTGTGAAAATAACAACCCAGCAGCAAAAGCGGGAGCGCCAAAGCCTAGTCCGAGCATCCCAGCCATGAATAACTCCCCACTCCCGCAGTTCCATTTTGTGTCTAGGCACGAAAAACTTGAAGACATAATTACCATCATTACAACCCATGCAACGATCGCAATTATAATTCCCACGCCGGTGAGTTCGTATTTCATTTGAATGCTTCCAATGCTAATTCAATGTAGGTTCTCTGGCGATTTCCAATACCTTAAAAATGAGATCTTCTTTCTGATCGCTAACGTGGGCCATATAGGAAGCCACTGCAACTTTAGAAACAAAGCTTATATCTTCTTCTCTGTTTTCTTTTTCAGCTGCTCTTAACGCAAATCGGATTGAGTCTTCCATTATCTTTGAATCAGGTGAGCCGGTAGAAGCACGAGACTGGCCGTGACTATCAAACCCCATTGGATTAATAAGTTGCCAAGATTCAATATTTAGCGCTTTCGCCGTTCCGTCTACAATCTTGAGTGAGATGTTTTGCGGCTCACCTTGCTTTAGAGAGGATTTAATTTTACTCCAATAGGAAGGACCAAAAACACGATAACCCACCAATTTATTAATCTTCTCGCAAAACGCTGATGGTCGCTCTTCTCCATGAGCCGCCATGAGGGCTTCAAAGTTCCGCACGAACACTTTAACTGATTCCATGATGTGCCTTATTTTTATTCAATAGATAACCTTATAGTCAATATGTGGACTATTTTCCACTATTTCGAGGCTGCGCGATACTGTTCTTATATCCAGTGTCCGTTAAATTATTTTACTTTCATTCTTGCACTAAATTCTATTAGCTATTACGATGTGAATATATTCAAAAAAAGGATCAATATATTCATGCGAGTTAACGAGACTATTGCAAAAGTCAAAGAGGCTGGTGAGGTTCGCGGAAGGCTGTACCAAATCCACAAAGAACTGAAAATCCCTTACTCATGGCTGAAGAAGCTTTCCTACGGTGACATTGAAAATCCCCAGGCAAAGCGCATCGAGAAGCTTGCAGAATACTTCCAATCTGAACAACAGGACGAAGCAGCATGAGCAAAGTAATTCCATTGCGCCCTAAACGCACACAGCCAAAGCCAGCCTTTACACCAACGCGGAGAGCAGCGTAATGCGTTCGGAATTTGCGTGGTTTTGTAAACGTCATTTTCGCAGCTTCGCACACCAGTTTAAAACCGACTGGCAGTTTCGAGCGGCCGTTATTGTATTAGCAGTTGAATTGGCAGCTTTAGCCTATTACGCATCTGTCAGTTTTTGGCTAGGTGCATTTATTAAATCAATTTAGCAGTAAGCGTTTGATGTTGCGCTTTAGACGTCCTGAATGTACCGCCTGAGCAATCCTCTTCCGTATTGCGAGGACATTCAGATAAACGAAGCAGAAGCCATAAGAGTGTTGGGCTACTCGGACATGGTTAGCGACCTTAGCTAGCGGCGAAAGACAAAGGTGACACTTGGAGAGACAAGACCACAAACCCCTTAATTGGGGTTAAGTCGGTGAAAGCACAGTGCTTTCGTTAATAACAATAAAAGGGAACTGAAATGCGAAAAATTTTAGTTATTGGTGCAGCTATTGGCTTAGCCGCCGCGCTTGCTTCTTCTGGTCACGCCGAAATGGTTGATCAGATTGAAGAAGTTGAAGTGGTTCAGGCCAAAGACTTTGTTGATTCAAAGTTTACCGTCTCTTCTGTTGATTCGCTCGTTGTAGAGCGTGATTACTTAGCAGTTGGCTATGAGCCAATTGAAAAGGTTGAGTATGTAGAAGTCGAACTACCCGCTGGCGAGTCTACGAAGCTCGCTAACGTGAGCTCTGCAAATTTACAAGTGCCAGGTAATTACCGCCTTACACATGAAGTGGGTTGGCGCTTCTAGCCTACAGACAATATTCAGAGTCATTAAAACCGAAAACCCTGCCTAGTCGCGGGGTTTTTGGGTGAGAAGTTTCGTTGTTTAGTAGCGTCTGTTTAAGTTTAAAAACATCTGCAAACGATGACATTTATCTGGCGGCAGTAGCTTAACTGCTAAACACCGTCCAAGGGGTGTGTCTCCCTTGTCACCGAAAAGACCGTGGTTGCCCTCACCACGATTAAGGAACGAGGGCGTTTTGAGAATGACTGCTAGGGATGTAACGCAAGAAGCGCCCTAACGGGTAATGAGCTTGGTCAGTGTGGTATCGGTCAGTCATTCATCAAAGCGTTATTGCTGCTGGCTGTGGGCGAATGAGGGTGCCCACTATAAACCCCACGGAATTGACCGACAAAGCCATGGGCCAGAGAACGTTCGGATAAGACATGGCACCGGCAACGCTTTCCCGAGTCTCTATGAGAGCCAGTTTTACACACTGTGGTTAGGGTTAATAAATAAACGTGTATCGGTAAGGCAGTTAACTGGCAAGCGGAGGTTAACACCGATTATTAGCGGCCGTGCGCGACATGTGAGACTGAGCTTGCAGCCAAGGCTGACCCACTTGGAACAAACGGGTTACCAATAACACTCACAAATCAAAATGTGATTGTTACAGGCAATAAAAAACCCCGCATGCCGACGAAAGCAATTAGCGGGGTTTGTTAACGAATTAACGAGGTTAAGTATGCAGTATGCAGAACAAGTAATCAACTTAAATGACCATAGGCCAGTTGTGAAAGCAGACATTGAGAACGGCTTTGATAGGTTAGCCCACGAACTTACCAACGCACTGGCTAAGAACTGCGCCAGCTTGTCAGGTTGCGAATATCAAATACTATTCGCGCTTATCGCTAAAACCTTTCGGTTCCATAAAAAATCAGATTGGGTAGCGAATATCCAAATCTCACAAATTACCGGCATGAGTGAAGCACACGTTAGTAAAACTTTGCGCTCACTGAAAGCTAAAAATGTAGTTTTGAAAAAGGGGCAAATGACAGGGATTAACCCTATCGTTAGTGATTGGAAAGTTAACCAATCAGTTAAGAAGACCCCCTCTAAAAAGTTAACTAATCAGTTCGATGGACTTAACCAATCAGTTCGAGAAGTTAACCAATCAGTTAATAATAATCAACCGATTAGACCCCCACAAAAGAAAGAAACTATAACAAAAGAAACTAATACAAAAGATATTGCGCCTAAACGCGCAAAACCCGCTCAACAACTTCCTTCCAAATTTCACGTTACTGATGAAATGCGAGCATGGGCAAAAGCCAAAGGCGTAACAGTCAACATCGACTTTGAAACTGAGCAATTCATGGATTACCACCAAGCCAGAGGCACCACCATGAAAGACTGGACTAAGGCTTGGCAAACGTGGATGCGAAATTCAATCAAGTTTAACCAGCCGCGCAATCCTCAAAATCAAAGTAAGCCACGCAGTACGCCTGAAAACTTCAGCGAGAAAGACTATGGCGATATTCAGGTGAGGTTTTAATCATGGAAGCAGTTACTAAAAAAATCATCTGCGACAAACACGGTGAGTACGAAGCGAAGATGATCATGTTTGGCAGCAAAGGCATCCAAAGCTCTCAGTGTCCGAAGTGTGCAGCAATTCGCCTTGAAGAAGATCGTAAAGCAGAAGCTGAGAAAGCCAAGTTCTTGCAAGACCATCGAAAGCACCGAATGGCTGAATTGTTTGATTCTGAATTGCCTGCAAGGTTTAAGAACGTGTCATTTGATACCTACCATGCGCAAAACAAAGGACAGCAAAAGGCTAAAGAGATATGCAGCCGATACTGCGATGAAATAGGCGGCAAAATTGCTCAAACGGGCGGGGGCTTAATCTTTTGTGGTCGCCCTGGTACAGGCAAAACGCACTTAGCACTCGCTATTGGCCGAGAGGTTTCACAGATGGGGCTGAGAGTAGTTTACCGAAACCTCGCTAACCTTGTTCGTGAAGTTCGCTCAACATGGAAAGAAGAGGGTGCGAGCGAATCAGCAATGATAAAAAACTTTCAAATGTACGACTTGCTTATCATTGACGAAATTGGCGTTCAATCTGGCACTGACAACGAAAGAAATATTCTCTTTGAAATTGTAAACGGGCGATACGAAAACGTAAGGCCAACCATCATTATTTCAAACCGTGATGTGAAGGAAGTAGCCGAGCTAATCAGCGAGCGCTCAGTGGACCGAATCACAGAAGGCGGCGCCATTATCCCATTCAACTGGGAGAGTAGCCGGGGAGGTAACGCCGCATGAACCCAGTTCTAACAGATAAGCAAATCAGCTACATGGACTTCATTCAAAAGTTCATTGAGCAAAATGACAACTTTCCTACGTTTGAAGTTATCGCTGAGCATTTTGGCGTAAAGCCTAATAGCGTTGCAGGCCACTTACTAGCCCTTCGTAAAAAAGGCTACCTCGATATGTGCCCGAACATGGCTAGCTATCGCCGCACCAACATTTTCAAAAGCTTTATGGCTATTCGCGAAAGGAATGCAGCGTAATGAACAACATAGAAAAAGCCATCGCTTTCAGTAATGGCGAGTGGCGAACCACTAAAGAACTGGCTGAACACCTTGGCGATAGCAGACCAAGTAACACATTGAAGAGTTTGCAGAACAAGAACGGTGTTACCTATGAAGCTGACCACAATGAACATGGCAAAACCATTCGCTACCGCGCCAGTTTTATTCGCGACTACACACCGGTTGATATTGCGAAGTCGCGTAAGGCCAGAGGTTTACCGTTTGGTTTGGAGTCAATCAGTATTTTAGGTGGTGCAGCATGAACTACAAAGTTTTGTATTGCGACCCGCCTTGGTCATTCAGCAACAAGAAAACAGGCGGCTCTATGAAGTCGGGCGCCGCGCAAAAGTATGACGTAATGGACGTTGAAAGCATGAAGCAGTGGGATATTCCAGCAATATGCCAAGACGATTGCTTACTGGTTATGTGGTACGTGGGCGCTATGCCAAAGGAAGCCATTGAGCTTGCAGAGGCTTGGGGCTTTCGCGTTGTGAACATGAACGGTTTTGTTTGGGATAAAGAAACCAAGCACGGCAAAGACTTTTTTGGCATGGGCAGCATCACTCGCGCCTCAACTGAATCGGCATTAGTCGCTGTACGTGGCAAAACTGGCAATATCATCAAAGACCGTTCAGTTCGTTCACGCATTCGCGCCAAAGTTGGTGAGCATTCAGAAAAGCCGCAGGCATTTAGAGAAGCCATTGAAAAGCTATGTGGTGACGTTCCTCGCCTAGAAATGTTCGCAAGAAAGCAAACGCCTGGTTGGGATGTATTTGGCAATCAAGTTGAAGGATCTATCGAAATTCCATTTAAGCGCCAATTAGAGTTAGGAGTAGTGGCATGATTAACCTAATTAATGGAGATTGCCTGCAGCACCTCAAAAGTATCGAAGACGGTACCGTGGACTTTATTTGTGCAGACATGCCTTACGGTACCACTCAATGTAAATGGGATTCTATAATTGACCTTGAATTGCTTTGGCCTGAACTATGGCGTGTTGCCAAGCCAAACGCTGCAGTTGTTCTTTTCGCTCAAATACCTTTCAGCATAAAGCTAGGCTATTCGCAGCTTGAGTACCTACGTCATGAGTGGGTGTGTGAAAAGCCAGCTGCAACGGGTTTCTTTAACGCTAAGAAAATGCCACTTAAAGCGCATGAGAATATCTTAGTTTTCTACAAGGAGTTACCCACCTACAACCCTATTAAAACTACTGGCCATGTTAGAAAAACAGCTGGCCGCAAAGACGTTAGCAGTGAATGTTATGGCAAGGCTGTAAAGAAAACGTTTTACGATTCAACAGAACGCTACCCACGCAGCGTAGTCAAGTTTTCTTCTGATAAACAAAAACAAAGTCTTCACCCAACTCAAAAGCCAGAGGCTTTACTCGAGTATTTGGTAACGACTTATACCAATGCTGGTGAAACCGTTCTTGATTTCTGTATGGGTAGCGGTACCGCAGGTGTAGCCGCAACAAAGCTTGATAGAAATTTCATCGGAATAGAAAAAGACGAAAAGTATTTCAGCCTTGCTAGTGAAAGGTTGGCGATTTTGAAGGATGACGCAGCATGAACCAACACCAAATAGAAAACCGCTCACTACGCATTAAGCGTGAAACCAAAAGCCCAACTTTGCAAAAGCGCGCTAAGTCTCGCCGCATCAATGAAGAGTATCGCGATGCCAGTGCAATAGCGTTAAGTGATCAAGAACACTTTAATGCGTTATGGAAGGAGTTGGGGGCGTGAAAGTTTTAGTTGCTTGTGAATACAGTGGAGTTGTAAGGGATGCCTTCATTGCTAAAGGTCATGAGGCTATAAGTTGCGACTTACTTCCTACTGAAGCGCCTGGGCCGCATTATGAAGGTAGCGTTTTCGATATTATCGATTACCCATTCGATTTGATGGTGGCGCACCCGCCTTGCACTCATCTTAGTGTCAGCGGGTCTAGGCATTTTGCCGCAAAAAAGATGGATGGTAGGCAGTACGCTGGCGCAAGCTTCTTTATGAAGTTAGTGAGGCGCTCTGAGCACATTCCAATGACCGCGATAGAAAACCCCGTTTGTATTATGTCAACGCTTTACAGAAAGCCAGATCAGATTATTCAACCTTGGCAGTTTGGGCACGGCGAAACGAAAGCGACATGCTTGTGGCTGAAAGGCTTACCGAAATTAGAGCCCACAAACATTGTCGATGGTCGCGAAAACAGAATCCATAAAATGCCACCGAGCAAAGACAGAGGGAAGCTAAGAAGCGCAACATATCAAGGTATTGCTGATGCAATGGGCGATCAATGGGGCAAAGCTTATAAAAGATGCGAGGTGGCATAGTGAAAGGTCAATTCCGCGTTATCAATAGTCAACAGTCACTAGATGCGGCAATACAAGAGTTGCGTGAGAAGTGGCATCAAAACAAATGGCTAATGATGCAGACCACAACAGAGAAGCAGCGCAGCCAGTTACAAAACAATGCGCTTCATCTTTGGTTAGACATGGTGGCTAAAGAACTTAACGAAAAAGGCTTTGATGTTCGCCAGGTGCTGCAAATGAGTAAGCGACAGGAAATACCTTGGACTATGGCCGCAGCAAAAGATCACTTGTGGCGCCCAGTTCAGGAGGCGTATGTAGGCGAGAAATCTACTACACGCGCAAGTAGCACCGATTATCCAGCTATCTACGACATTTTAAACAAAACACTGGTTGAGAAACTTGGGGTATTTGTGCCGTGGCCTTGTAAAGAGAATATGGGAGCAAAGCAGTGATTAAGCGTCATTACAACGTCAGCCTGATTAAGCCTCACACAACAAGTACAGAATACAGGTGCTTTGATTTTTGGGTGAAATCCTTTTTTCGCCCAGATGCAAGATACCTGAAAAATTTGATTGATAAATTTCTAGGTGAAGATCACGGATACGTGATTATTTCACTTAGCAGACTGTGAGGCGCTAATGATTACACCAACAAGAACGGTTTGTTATGTACGCATGCTAGATGGGAGCTTGAAAGAGGTTTCAAAGGCAAGGTCGCTTGCGCATTTATGGGGGTGGGATTTCACTAACGTAAAACGTGTAGTGGTGAGAGAAGAACCAGTGGAGCAGTATCACCCTTGGATGGTTCACACTGGCGAATTACCTGCGATAGAAATTAAGTCTGGTTATCCAGCAACAGAATGCGCAAAGAAATTTTTCCTTAACGCTGATTGCTTGTGTGAAGGCTGTGCGCCGAACCTATGGCCTCGCCACCATTCAGTTGCTTGGTCTTCGCTGGCAGGGGATATGTTTTACCGTTACAAGGTGCCGCAATCGTGAATAACCCTTACTGCAAGCATGGTACTCACCACGCAATACGCTGCTTTTCATGCGAGATAGAGAGAAGGCAAGAGAAGAAAGCTTTGATGTCGCTTATCGAAGAGGCTGAAGCAATAGAAGAGGCTGATGCTCGCAAAGCGGCAGAGAGGAAAATAAAAGAAGCAGCTAAGAGGTTGAATTGGTGAAAAATAGACGTTGCTCACACTGCAAAAAGAAGGGCCTACAAAGTGACATGCTATTACGACAGCTAAAAGCATTCTGTGACCAAAACTGTTTTGCAGAGTGGGCGGCAGCTAACGTTTCTAAACTGGCTAAAAAGGGTAAGCAAATTGAATCGAAGCGACTCAAGGCAAAGAAAGAGAAACTCAAAACTAAAGGCGAAGACCTACGCGAAGCACAAGTGGCATTCAACGCGTTCATTCGAGAGCGGGATGCGCAAGAGCCGTGTATCAGTTGCGGTAGCTTTCACACTGGCCAGTACCACGCAGGGCACTACCGAAGCGTAGGAAGCTCGCCCGAACTGCGCTTTGAAGAAAGTAATGTGTGGAAGCAGTGTGCACCCTGCAATAACCATCTATCGGGCAATTTGATTAATTACCGCATTAACTTGATTGAAAAAATCGGTTTAGAAAAGGTGGAGTGGCTTGAAGGCCCACACGAGCCCAAGAATTACACCATAGAACAAATACAAGACATTAAGGCGCATTATCGCAAGCGTGTACGCGAAATGCAGAAACAAAAAGCGGCATGAGCCGTGCGCTAAAGGTAAATACAATGGCACACCCAATCAGAGAACTAGCAAGAATGACTACAAAGTCAAAACAGATTGACGGAATGGGCTTCGGTGGTACCGCGCCTGATGTAAATGAAGTGGCTGGCGCACTGGCAATGCGACACCCTGAAACACAACTAAAGCTAGATACACATGCTTACTACTTGGCTAGATTGCTCTACGCCGATGACAGTAGCGCAAGAGTACGCGTTAAAGCTGGCTTGTTGAACGTTATGCTAAAAGCTGAGCTAGAGGTTAGTAACACTTGTTTGGTGCGCATGATTAACTGCGCCATCATCGAAATAAAATCACCTATCATGCGACTAAACCGCAAGACCGGCGAACAAGAGATTAAACCAACAAGCAAAGTTCAGCTTTGTAAGCGGTTAGGCATCAAGGGAAACAAGCTTCCTGTGAAAATATCTGAAGCCTACAACCAAGTGCTAGAGCAGCTTTACTTATGGAATAGTGAGGCGATAAGTCACGTAAGAGCAACTATGCGAGAGGATGAAGCGGCATGAGGTTATTTAACTTTGTATTTCGCAAGTTTGAAAAGGAAAGTACATCTATTGAGGCCGTAGAGACATGGGTGGTTAAGTGGGAATCCCTCAGTGATTATTGCGGCACTCGTTATTGGGAAAGTAAGCCAGAGTTTAGAACGTTTATAGACGAGGAGCAGGCTCAAATGTTCAAAAAAGAGATTGAGGCCAGTATTGCGTTATTAGGCGATAAAGATAGGGCGGTAGAACTTTACAAGCAAGAGTATTCAACGAACTCAAAAGGTAAAGTGGCATGAGTACGAATTTCGATGTGACTGAATATCTTCGGATGGAAATCGAAGCTGCGGTAAAAGATAAAATCTACAACGATATACTCGATGAATTTTTAAAGGAAGCGGAAAAAAAGTTCGCAGAGGTGATGCGGCCTAAGTTGGCCCTGATTACTTTTGACAAAATAGAGAGGGTGAGAGATCTCGCAAAAATGCGTGATGAAATACGCGTTTCAATCAATGGCGTAGAAGAGTCAGGGGTAAAGGCTGATGAATAGCGAACTAGCAAGTAACGACATTCGCCAGGCTATTGATGAAGCGGTGGGGCGATACCACAACAACCCAATTAGGCAAGGTGCAACGCATGTTGATGGATGGGGCGACCACTTTAAAAAGGTACGCGGCATTTGGTATAGGCTATGCCCTTTTGATGGGTGGGTAAAGGCCAGAAAGTTTGAAGTGCTTTATGGGGATTTTAGAGAGCTATGAAAAGAAACTACGACAAAGATTACATGCGAAGCACTAACGAAGACTACCGAAATGGGTACAGGGATGGCACGCAATCGGCGCTTAATATCGTTATGTGGGCTTTGATAATTGCCGCAGTAGTTGGGTTTTTATTTGGAGGTGGTCATGGGTAAAGGTATACCAGCAAGAGAGCCAGATGCGCTGCGCGATTTAATATCTCAGATGCCGCAGCAACTTTTTGATGGTTATATGAATGACGCAGAGTTTCACGGGTTAGTTCGCCATTTGGCGGAAGATAAGTTGTCTTACGCCCAGGCACTAGAAGAAATGGTGAAGTATTATTTAGGTGTTCGTAAAATTGCAAGAGACAAGGCGATAGATAAGGCAATGAAAGAGCCTGCGTCACCTTTGTATATTGGGAGTTGAAAGCCTATAAAACAGTAGTTGACTCACTGACGAGCTTTGCTTAATATATCCCCATACTAGCACTATTTCACTTGAAGCCCTGACCTAACCAGTCGGGGCTTTTTTTATGGCTGAAATTTATGTTCCCCTACGGCAAAACTTCACAAGCGCATCTTGATACGTGCCATGTTGATATTCAAACGATATTTGACGAAGTGAAGAAGTTCATTAATGCGTCTATCTTTTGCGGCCACCGCGGTAAAGAAGATCAGAACAAAGCATTTGCCGATGGCCTCAGCCAATTAAAGTGGCCTCACTCCAAACACAACAAAATCCCTTCACTCGCCGTTGACGCTGGCCCTTATTTCGTAGAATTAAGCAACACAGACTGGAAAGACGAACTGGCTTTTGCTGTATTCGCTGGTCATGTCATGTGCATTGCTCGCCAGTTATACAAAGAGGGCAAGATCACACACCTACTTCGATGGGGTGGTGATTGGGATATGGACGGTAGAAGCCGTGATGAGCGTTTCCGCGACCTGCCACACTTTGAATTGTACAAGCCATAGGGTGAGATAATGAATTGGTCAGACGTAGGAAGCTTTCTAAAGCAAAATCAAAAAGGCGTAGCCGGTTTAGTTGGCTCGTTATTAACGGGTAATGTAGTGGGCGCGGTCAGTGCTGGCGCTTCGATGGTTGCACAGGCAACGGGAACGACAGACCCCGACCAAGCGTTAGCGACACTACAAAGCGACCCTGATGCTTTGGTTAGACTTGAAGAAATCGCAGCCGCGCGTGAAGCTGAAGTAAATCGGCACCTTGAATCAGTCATGGCGCTAGAACTTCAAGATAAACAGCGTAGCCATTCAGAGACACAGCAAACCATTCGCAATGGCGATAATGCAGAAGGTGGCGTTAAGTACGTAAGACCTTCACACGCTACACTGTCTTTATTTGCTGGTATCTATTACGGGTTATTCACTGATACGCCCGACCTACTAATACTAAGCGCGTTCCTTACTCTACCGTTTACTTATGCGGGTTTGCGAGAAATCGGCAAACGCAACGTATTGGCGTTTCAGAGCAAAAAATAACCCTTTGTCTAATTCCCAATGGAACAAAATTTGAATAACCATGTTGTTGAAACCACGAAAAGGACAACAGCATGAACACTCACTACCAACAAGAATACAATCAATCAATGGCCGATAAATCATCTATAGCTACCTACATTGGGGGCGGTATCTCAGCATTTTGGGGGTTCCTAGCCTCTCAGGAGTTCGGCATAGTATTCGGCGTGCTAGTGAGTATCGTAGGTCTATCCATGAACTACTACTTCAAAAAACGTGAAGACAAACGCCAGCAGGCTGAGGCACGAAGGAAGCAAGAGCTTCACGACCTCACGTTGAAAGCAATGGCGAGCAATACAGAGGACTAAACGTGGCATTCACCACCGTAATTAGTGCGGATGGTTTAGAAGTCGAATCCGAATTAACAGGCGCTACGCTCAGGGTATACAGCCCACAACGAGCAAAGCGCCTTTTTACTGTCAACGTTTCACATAATGGCCAAGGCAAAGCAAGACTCACTAACGGTTACGGTAACTACTCATTCAAAGTAAGAGTAGCAATCAAAGCCTGGCTAAAACTCAATAACTTCACCACCTACACATTTGAGCGCGGAGCGCCCCACGATGGGCAGCGGTCACTAGGTGGGGTAATTCAATTAACTGCATAGAGAAACAAACAATGTCCACTAAGAAGCTGACAAAAAAACAAGAGTTGTTTGTCAGTGAGTACCTTATTGATTTAAACGCAACTCAGGCAGCTATACGGGCTGGCTACAGTGAAAAGACAGCGAGAGCGGCAGGTTGCGAGAACTTAACAAAACCTAACATTCAAGATGCCATATCAAAAGCGCAAAACAAACGGCTCGAAAAGAACGAAGTCAATGCTGATTATGTGCTTAAACGTCTTATTGAAATTGATGAAATGGACGTTGTTGATATTTTGGATGATAGCGGTCATATCAGACCCATTACGCAGTGGCCTAAGTCGTGGCGTAGAACAATTTCGGGCTTGGATATTCAAGAGTTAATGATGGGCGAAGTAGAAACCGTCCTACGTAAAATCAAATGGCCTGACAAAGTGAAGAACCTAGAGTTGCTAGGTAAGCACATTGACGTACAGGCGTTCAAAGAGAAGCGCGAAGTAGAAGGCGAGTTAACCGTTAACAACCTTATTGCTGAAATCTCTGAAAGTAACGGTGAAACACGCGCTGTTTTGCCTAAACATGCAAAGTAATTAAATAAATATTCCGTTTTTATTAAAAATATACGGGGTATATATCTTAAATTGTGGATATTGATGCAAAATGACTGAGGAAGAATTAAAAGCCAACCTCAGTGATTGGCGTTGGCGCATCAATAACCTGTACTTCATTACCGACAAAAACGGTAAGAAAATTAAGTTCAAGCTCAACGAAGCGCAAATGACGTTCTTCGAGGGCATGCACTATCGAAATATCATTCTGAAAGCGAGGCAGTTAGGCTTCACCACTTTCACAATGATATTTATGTTGGACGCGTGTTTGTTCAACAACAACACAAAGTGCGCCGTGATCACGCATAGTCGCGATGACTCAATTAGGCTCTTCCGTGAAAAGATAGAGTTTGCGTACAACGCATTGCCGCCAACGCTGCAAAGGATGATGCCAGCGACCATCGCAAGAGCGGGTGAGCTGGTATTTAAAAACGGTTCATCTATCGCGGTAGGTACTTCATTCCGTGGTGGTACGCTCACTTACTTGCACATCAGTGAGTTCGGAAAGATTTGCGCCAAGTACCCGCACAAAGCAAAAGAGATTGTGACCGGTGCGTTTGAAGCGGTAGCGAAAGATTGTGTTATTACCATCGAGTCAACCGCCGAAGGTAAACAGGGTTATTTCTACGACTACTGCCAAGAAGCATTAAACCGGCAGCGTAAAGGCATGAAGCCTGGTCAAATGGATTGGGAGTTATTCTTCTTCCCTTGGCATGAAAACCCTGATTACACACTGGACGATGATAACGTTGTCGTTCCTGATAGATTGCTTGAATACAGCTACAAGTTAGAGCAAAAGTACGCAATACGCCTAACCAATGGGCAATTGGCGTGGTACACCTCAAAAGAAAAGTCACTGGGCTCAGATATTCGCCGTGAATATCCTGCAACACCTGAAGAGGCGTTTGAGCAGTCCATTGAAGGTGCCTACTACCATCGCCAGATAAACGAAATTTACGCAACAGGCCGATTAACCAACGTGCCGTTTGAGCCAAGTGCTTTGGTTCACACGTTTTGGGATTTGGGCATGTCCGACACAATGAGTATTTGGTTTATCCAACAGGTCGGGCGTGAGTATCGCGTCATCAATTACTATCAAAACTCAGGTGAAGGACTCGCGTTTTACAAGCGTGTGCTGGATGAACTGAGGGAGAAGCACCATTACAGCTACGGATTTCACGTAGCGCCGCATGATATCGCGGTTAGAGAGCTTGGTACCGGTAAATCTCGACTTGAAACCGCACAATCGCTCGGTATTGATTTTATTACGGCGCCTAAATTATCCATTGCTGATGGTATTGAAGCGGTTCGCGGCGTCTTGCCGCTTTGCTGGTTTGATGAAGCGAAGACAGAAAAAGGCTTCTCTGGCCTGTCAGCTTATCGAAAAGATTGGGATGACAAGCACGGCGTGTGGAAGTCACAACCGGTACACGATGAAGCCAGTCACTCTTCAGACGCATTTAGAACATTTGCCGTTGCGCTAAACGAGATTAGAGATCGCATGAACGAATCATTTCACACAGGCTTTGCAGAAGTGCAAGTGCAGAGCTCAGGAGGTTGGGCATAATGCTGGTAGTTAAAAACGCGGAACAGCTACAAAGAGAAGATGAAGCAGCGAAGAACGCTAAGATTGAAGCTGAACGCGAAGCAACACAGCCACGCATTGTAGATAACTTAGCCGCGCACGTTCATAAATGCTGGACTACAGCGAAAAGTCACAAGGTTGATATTGCTGACAGGCTTACTAATTGCCTACGCAGACGCAAAGGCGAGTACAGCCCTCAAAAACTGTCAGATATTAGAAAGCAAGGCGGCAGTGAAATATACATGAACCTCACCGGCACAAAGATTCATGCTGCAAAAGCATGGTTAAGTGACTTGTTTGCGTCCAGTAATGACCGTCCTTTTCACATCGAAGCAACGCCAGTACCTGAATTGCCGCCAGAAATTGCACAGAGCATGATTTCCATTGCTATTCAAAACGCAATGATGACCGCAGGAAGCCAACAAGAAGTCATGGCGATGACTGAACAGGTGCTAAAGCAGCACGAAGAGCGCATTAAATCGGAGATAAACGAAGAAGCTGAAGCGCGTATGGAAAAGATGGCCGAGCACATCGAAGATATGATGGTCGAAGGTGATTTCCGTGGCGAGTTCGATGCGTTCTTAGATGACTTGGTAACGTACCCGTTTGCAATTCTAAAGGGCCCGATTTATCGCAAGCAAAAACGCGTGAAGTGGGTGCAGGATAAACAGACCGGCAGACACGTACCGAAGATAGAAGACAAGCTTGTGCGCAAATTCAGACGCGTAAGCCCATTTGACTTTTACCCATCGCCATCTACAACCAATATCGGTGACCACTGGCATATTGAGCACGTGCGCTTTACGCCCTCAACACTCGCATCAATGCGCGGCTCGAAAGGCTACAACAGCCAAAACATTGCCATGGCATTGAACGACCACCGTTTAGGGTTGCGTCAGTGGGTATTTGAAGACTCAGAGCGTGAGCGCCTAGAAGGTAAACGCAACTTCAATCATCATCAGTATGAAAACATCGATGGCCTAGAGTTCACTGGATGGATTCAGGGTAAGCAGTTACTTGAATGGGGTATCGAGCAACAGATTACAGACCCTTACGCAGAATACCCAGTAACTGTAGTGGTTGTGGGTAATTACACTATTAAGGCATCGGTTAACCCTGACCCGAATGGCAAGCCTGGTTACTACAAATCGACTTTCCGCAGCATACCTAATTCATTTTGTGGTGAAGCACTAGCCGAAATCATTGAAGACATTCAAGACGCGGCAAATGCGACCATGCGAGCGCTTATCAACAACATGGCAATTGGTGCACAACCACAAGTTTCCATCGATTTAGCGCAGATACCGCAGGGCGCGAACATAACCAGTATTTACCCAGGTAAAATTTGGCAGTTTAGCAGCAAAGGCGTAAACGGCGCAGGGCAAAGCAAGCCTGGCATCAATTTCTTCAGTCCTGAAATCAAAGCCAATGAATTGCTTACTGTGTACGAGAAGTTTGAACGCTACGCCGATGATAAAAGTGGCATTCCTGCTTATGCGTATGGTTCAGACCAAGCAGCTGGCGCAGGTAAAACCGCCTCTGGTTTATCTATGCTGATGAATGCGGCCAGTAAATCTATGAAAGAAGTGGTGCGGTCAGTAGACATTCATGTGATAGAACCGCTTGTTTCTAACCTCTACACAAGCGCCATGATTGACCCTGATGTACCTGAAGACATTAAAGGCGATGCACAAGTTAAAGCACGTGGCTCTGATGCACTGATGCACAAAGAAGCCACCGCAATGCGACAAGCTGAGTTTCTTGCTACGACTAACAACCCAACTGATATGCAAATCATTGGCCCTGAAGGTCGCAGGGTATTACTTGAAAGCGCAGCCAAAGCCGCCGACTTACCTGCAGCGCGTTTCGTTCCTACTGAAGACGAGCTTAGACAAAAGCTAATGCAAGAAATGGCAGCGGTTCAGCAGCAGGCGGCAGCACAAGGGCAGGTTCCGCAATGATAACCAATCTATCGGTACCGCAATTAAAGTCGCTTATTTATTTAAAGAACGTTCACACAGAGCACTACAACAACATTCAAGACATTATCACTATGTTGGTAGAGCAGAACGTTGAAGCGCTAAAAAGCGCAGTAAACACACAAGAAATGTTTAAAAGCCAGGGCGCTATTTACACATTAGAAGAATTATTGGCATTACTCGAAGACCCGAAGACCACACTGGATCGGATTGAAAAGTAATACCAACCACGCCTTAACGGGCAAATCATAAGGTCGCTATCCAGCGGCCTTTTTTTATACCTAAACGAAAGTGAACACCAGTGGGAATACCGCAAGGCTCCCGAAGATACTGACTCACCGAGGATAAGACACAATGGCTTTACCACAGGCACTGCAAGACGCAAACGAAAAAGCAAACGAGTTAATTCGCCAGCAAAGCGAAGGGCAAAAATCAACTCCCGACACGGGGAACACTGAAGACCCTAAGTCGCAAGCGCAGCAACCACAAGAGAACAGAACACCCGAGCCGCCGCAACAGCAGCAATCGGACTCTGAGCAAACGTGGGAGCACAAATATCGAGTATTGCAAGGCAAGTACAACGCTGACACCAAAAAACTTAATGAGCAGCTTCAAGAGGCTCAGAAGCGCAGCCAAGACCCAAGCTTACAGCACCGCTTACAGTCTTTAGAGACTGAAAACTCGCAACTGAAGCAACAATTAGAGCAACAGCAACAGGCGAGCCAATCAAGCGGTGAATTGAAGCTTAATCAAACATTGGTTGACGAGTACGGCGAAGACTTTGCACGCGCAATAGCAGAGCAGTCAAGTGCAGGTTCTAGTGACCTGATTAACCAGTTGACGCAGAAGATCAGCACGCTTGAATCAAAGCTTAACCAAACTGAGCAAGCAACGAACGAAACCGCAGGCAATATGCGTATGCGTGAGTTAAATGCAGAGTTGAGTAAGCACAACATTGATTTTGAGCAGGTCAATACTGATCCAATGTTCCATGACTGGCTATCTGCCATCGATGACGCAAGCGGCGAGCAACGCAATACGCTGATGAATAACGCGTTCCAGCGAGGCGATATCAATCGCACCGCATACTTTTTCAAAGCCTTTAAAGCCCAAGAGGGCTCCAACTTCAATAACAACCCATTATCAAGCCATGTTGATGTAACCAGCCGCGCACCGAGTGACGCCGCAGGGGATGACAACGTATGGACCAAAGCGCAGATGGATAAGCTATATGCTGACAGACGCGCTGGCAAATTGACTGATGCAGAGTTTAACGAGTGGGAGCAAAAACTATTTTCCGCGATGCGAGAAGGCAAATACCTTCCTTAGCGGTTTTTTGGAGTAATTAAAAATGGGTTATCCTGTAGCAAGTGGCGCAGTCAACTATTCAAACACTGGCGCTAACAACAACTCTAGCTTTATCCCTGAAATTTGGTCTACGAAGTTACTGACCAAGTATTACGAAAACTGTGTTTACATGGAAATTGCAAACACTGACTACGAAGGTGAAATTAAGGCGCATGGTGACAAGGTTAATATCCGCACCATTCCTGATATCACTATCAACGACTATGAGAAAGGTCAAGACCTGAACTACGAGCAGCCAGAAAGTGCGCCTGTGTCGTTAACTATCGACCAAGGCCACTATTTCGCGTTCAAAGTAAACAGCGTTGATAAGTACCAAGCAGATATCAATCTGATGGATACGTTCTCACAAGATGGCGGCATGAAAATGAAACGCCGTGTTGATGCTAACGTATTGGGCTCTATCTACGCCGGTGCTGCAGCGGTAAATGCTGGCGCAAACGCGGGTAAAGATTCAGGTTCATTGAACTTGGGTACCGCAGCTGCACCTATTGAAATCACAAAAGCGAATATCGTTGATGTGTTAGTAGAGCGCTTTGGTGTATGTCTTGATGAAACGGACACGCCAGATGAAGACCGTTACGTGGTTCTTCCTCCTTCAATGTGTGCACGCATCAAAACGTCAGAACTGAAAGACGCGAGCTTAACCGGTGACGGTAACTCTACGCTTCGCTCTGGCAAAATCGGCATGATTGACCGTCTTCACATTTACTCTTCACGTAACTTGAACGTTACTAGTGGCGCGTATGATGTGTTGTTTGGTCACAAGTCGGCGCTATCGTTTGCCGCACAAATCACTGAAATGGAAAAACTAAAGAACCCGAAAGACTTCGGTGACTTGGTTCGTTCACTGTTTGTGTACGGTTTTGATGTGTTGCTACCTGAGCAACTTGGTCACAGTGTAATGCGCCTGGGTTAATTCCCGCGCATAACGTAAACCCTTTCGCCCCCTTAATTGGGGGCTTTTTCGTTTAAGGAGCCTAGAAAATGGCACAAGCAAAACCAACGACTGAAGGCGCAGTAGATTTACAAGATAACGCTACCGCTGAAGCACCTGATTATCTTCAAGCTAAATCTGGTCGTGTCTTCAAAGCAACACCTTACCTTGTGAAGCAGTGGCGCAAAGGCAAGTTCGGCATGATCAAAGCCACTAAAAAAGACTACGACGATGCTGTAAAAGCTGAAGCCGCCAAAGCCAAAGAAGCGTAAGAGCGAGGTTTACTAATGTCAACACGCAAAGTTATTGATGCAATTGCACAAGTGCGAACAACGCTTGTAGATACTACGGGTACGCGCTGGCCTGACTTAGAGCTACTAAACGGCTATAACAATGCCGTGTTGGCAGTAGTTAATCTAAGACCTGACGCAAGCACGAAAAACATTCCTTTCAACACTGAAGCCGGTAAGTCTAAACAAGTATTGCCTAGCGATGGTTTGCGATGGATGGATATTGTTTACGATGTGGCTTCAGGTAATCCAATTCGTAAGACTGATCGCACCACGCTTGATGACCAAATACCAAACTGGCATAACTCACCAGGTAACCGCGTTACTAACTGGGTATTTGACGAGCGTGACCCTAAAACTGCGTATGTATATCCACAGCCCTCGACACCAGTAGAGATTCAAATTATCTACTCAGTGGCACCATCAGCTGTAGAAATCACTGATTTTGAAAACGATACGACCACAATCAGTATTGATGACAGCTACTTCAATGCCATCAAGGAATACATGCTCTATGAAGCGTACTCGAAAGATGCCGATTATGCCTCTAATGCGCAGCGTGCAACTGCACACTACAGCAAGTTCGAGCGCACGTTAGGCAATAAATCAGGCGTTGATCAAGCGTCAAATCCTGAAGAGCGAATGTAAGTATGGTGGCGTTTGATAGCTTAACCACGCTTGTGGCGCCTTATGCACCAAATGTACCGGCGTTTACAGCTGCAAATGCTATCCGCGAGGCGGCACGTGACTTTCTACGTCATGTGTTCGCCTGTCAGCGTGAAGTAAGTGTTTGTGTTACCGCAGGTGAGGCAAAGTGCGAGGTGTATTCTGATGATTTTGATACTGAGATAGTATCGATTTTGGAGGTCAAGCGAGGTGACAGTGATGTGCTTGTTCAAATGCCAGCCGACAATCGCGACACGTACCAAGGCAAGCCAAGCCATTACATTGGGAAGTTTGATCGCACCCTAAAACTATTCCCTGTTCCTAAAGAAGATGAAGAGCTAACTGCAGTTGTGGCAGTGCGCCCTGCATTTTCAGCAGTAGGCATGGATAAATATACTTTTGAAGACAATGCTGAGGCCATTCGATTTGGTGCTCTCGCCATTCTCAAACGGCAACCTAACACAGGGTGGTTTTCACCTGATGAAGTGGGTTATTACGAAAACCTGTTTCTTGATGCAAAAAACAAAAAAGCCGAAGAAATCAGACTTGGCCACATGCCTAACAACATGAAACTGGAAATACCTAGCTTCCTATGACTAACGTTTATAATGCGGGTACAGTATCGGTTGAAACAAACTCCAATATAGTTACAGGTACCGATACATTTTTTCAGACGGTAGGAAATGTTTCAGAAGGAGATTTGTTCACGCTGGATGGAAAGATCTTTTTTGAAATTTACCAGATTGATACTGACAGCCAGCTACGTATTAAAGGTCGCTTAGACGAACTGCCGTATGGTGGTGAGCCTGTAAATGACGTTCAATACTCCATCATTCAAAGCTTTGCCAAAGCACCAATAGCTGAAGTCGCACAAAACGTTGTGTTGTTACAGCAAAAGTGGCATCAGCGTGAAGAGGAAATGACGGGGTGGTTTAGCTCAGAAAATAACTTCTACGAAATCACCAATATAAATGGTCAAAAGATCCCAGTCATCACGCCAACGGGTATCAACAACCTTGTTGATGGAACAATCAATATTAATGATTTTGGCTTTCCAGAAGCAAGAGAAATACAGGCTGGCGATCTAAATAACTTTCCTCATGGTAATTTTTATTCACTAGCAATTCCTCTTGCACGCCAACCGGTAGAGTTTGCTAGCGGCAGAAAGTTGGTGTTCACAAATAAAAATGAGCTCATTTTCTATCAAGAAATTATTGAACTAGACACTGGTGAGTCGCGCTACAGGGTAGGTACTGATGCAGAAAATGCACTGGTCTGGTATCGCTTTTCCCGCGACAGCGAAGCGATAGAGATAAATTGGGGAGACATTCAGGGCGATATTCCTGTTTATGCTACAAGGTGGCCCTCATTCAGAGAAGTAACTGGGGATATTTCCGATGTTCTTCCTGATACCGCGACCCGCTTTCCAGACATGGGTGAAATAGGTGGCAGAGCTTCAATAGAGCAGATGCCAGAACAGATTAACGTTGATATCGAAAGCTTAAAGTTAAGTGTGGAAGATATTGACAATCGCTTTGTTGATTTTGAAGCGCAAACGCTGAGCATTGTTCAGCAAGAACGCATTAGCACTGAAGCGGCGCAGGCACTCTTACTGCAAAGCATCAGTGAAAACGCAGCGTATCAACTTGAGTTGGCGCGCAGAATAGAGCAGGGCGAAGAACTTACCAACGCGGTAGTTTATCGTGACCCGTCTAATGGCCTAATTGTTAATCGCGCTTACAACTATGCTGATGATAAATTCACTGAAGCATCGTTAAAGATTGATGGTGTGTCTGGCGAAGTCGAACTTGCTTCTAAGCGCATTGAAAATACAGAAGATGCAATTACTAGTTTATCTTCAGAACTCTCTTTAATACCAGGCATTATAACTGCAAAGGCTACTGCCATTGTCAGCGAGTCAATTTCAGCGTTAGAGCCTGCCTATGCGTTCAACTTTTTCGATAGCGCTCAGGGCTGGCAAGCAGTTAACGGAACGCTAACCGCTGGCGTCAACGAAATTACGGTTACGCACGGCGATATTGAGAATAATACGCTTAACTATCTAGCAAGCGAAAATAAGTTAATTCGTGTGTCGCTACAGCGCCTAGCTGGTTCGGGTTGGTCTGGTACCGTTATCATCGAGCGTGATGATAGTTCAGTTGAGACTTACGCTAACTACGTAGAAGAAGCGTCGATACTGCTAATTGATTTCTCTGCGATGGCGAACTACACAGGTACAGTTACCCGCGTTCGCTTGGTGTTGGGCGCCTCTGTCACTGATGAATTTAAAATATCATCGATTAGCATTGGTAAAGCAGACGCCACCACACAAGACCTAGCTAACATAACGTCAAGGGTTAATGCGGCAGAGTTGGCAATAAACGCCAATGAAGCAGAAATAGCCCAGCGTGTATCAACGTCTTATTTCAACGAGAACGCAATTACGGTTAGCAACGTTGAACAAAAAGTTAATGCACTAGACACTATCATTGCGCTAGAAGCCAAACGCCAAGAACTTATTGACAACAATGTCATTCAGAAGGCTGTATCTGCCGCCACGTTCCTAAACGGTCAAACCGGTACTATTCAAGATATTGTTCAAAGCTTTGAGCAAGACATTGAAGGTGTTGAGTCATCAATTAGCGATGTTCAACAGCAAGTAAATAGCTTAGGTATTACAGAGCAAGTAGCTGGGCTCGCTTCTCAGCAAATCCAAACCTACGATGTGCAAGCGGCGCTTCTGCAGCAGGCAGTTAATGACTTATCTGCTTATATGCAAGAGGCCGAAACCAATGAGTCGGTTGCACTGGCGGTTAACCAGCTTCAGATTGATGTTTCGCCGGAAGGAGCGTTAGCTAAAGATATTGGTTCATTGCAAGCGGTAACACTATCAAACGGTAATGCGATAACCGCGACCAATAAGCGTTTATCGCAAGTGGAGACAGATGCCGAGGGCAATGCTAGCGCAA